TCGAGCTGCTTTTTCACGGCTACAAAGGCTGCGCCGAACGGGATCTTTCAGGCGCGATGTGAGAGGGGGTGTAAATTTTTTGGACCCCCCCCTATGTCTTTTTACATCTTATAGGTCTGTGTCTTCGGTGGATTCTGTATTGTTTGCGATTTCTTCATTTTCTTTTTCGATTTCAGACAAATTATTGTTAGCTTTACGCTCATCGATGAGTTTCTGTATACTTTCTTCTGTTCCTTTTACAAAAACATTCAAGATGTCGATCTCAATAAGGTCGTCCATAGCTCTATCGACGGCTTTGTCTTCTTCGACTTGTGACATTCCTTCAAACATGTAGCCCTTAGCTATACGCATAAGGCGTTCTGATGTATCGTAACCTTTCTCTTTGTCATACAACATCCAAAGATTGTAATCAACGAAAGGATTAAAAGGATTGTCAATTGTTGTTAACATTACTTCATTTGACATTGTTAACTTGCCTCCTTTAAAGCTTTCGAAACAGCAGACGTTGAAAGACCAAGTTTCTTAGCAATCTGTTCCAATGTGTAATTAGAATTGCGCATGTTCTTAATTCTGCTAACTTGTGCAGCACTAACAGTATTGGTAGATCTAGGAGTTGCTCTTTGTCTGAGATCGTCTATGTCTGCATTGTTAAGTATTTTAGTTAGTTTATTGTCTGATATAGCACCAGCTTGTATAGCTTCCCATTCTCTATCTGTTATTTTTATAGCACGATCTTCCCTTTTTATAGTTCCGACTTCGTCTCTATATTTTGCGATAGCCTGGTTACTTGCCTTTTTAATAGCCTCTTTATCATTCTTATCGATTATACCAGCCTCTTTTTTAGCATTAATCTCGGCATTGGCCTTTCTTTGGGCTGCTCTTTCTCGAGTTCTGTTAAGTTCGGCGCTATTAAGTTTGGCATTGAGACTTGAGACCTCGGCTTTATAGGTCTCGGCGGCGCTCTTATCATATTTCAGGTTACCCGTGGTCATCTGGGTCTTACGGGCCTGGTTAGCCAAGGACTTCATGCTATTGGCGTAGTCTGCATATATAAGTTCCATGGGGTGGCGGGCATCGGATACCAGGGAATAGGCATCGTCCGTCTCTGCCATCTTTGTGCTCTTCTGCGTACGCTTCTCCAAAGCATAAGTTATATCCCCTGATTTGTTGGTGTATGTAACCTTACCTGTATCCCTGTCTACTTTCTTGATGGGGGTATACTTGTTTTTTGCGTCCGCATCGGAGGGGTCGTATTTTATCTTCTGACCAGAGGTGGTCGTTAATGTAACGATACCAGTCTGCTTATTTACATTACGCTTGGGGGCATATAAATCCGAATCATAGGCAGTCTTGTAAATAAGGGCACCTTCTGGTTTGCTTGGATCGTAGTCCTTGCTACCCTTCATGTTTACAGTCGGCGTACCTCTTCTCTTGTCAACGGAATATTCGCCCTTAGATCTTGACAATATAGTCGCTGCCCCACCAGTGGTCTTACCTTGGTATTTTTTATGTAAGGCTCCTATGTTGTTATCAATTTCACTCTGTTTATAATCGAGCTTATGTTTATGCGCATCAATAACAACCATGCTATGTCGAACGGCTGCGGCCAATTCGTTTTCATCAGCATTAGCAAGAGTCATATCAGTAATAAGGTTAGAAATAATACCCATCTGTGTTTGAGTACCTTTCTTAGTCATGAGACGAATATTCTTGCCTTTATATGTATCAGGACCATATTCTGTCTTGGGATCAAATCCTTCAAGACCTTTAAGCGGATCGGTAGATTTTATTTTTACACGACCTTTTGAATCGTGAGTCGGAATACACATTACTGTATCGCCGTCAAAATCTGCACCGGATAAGCGCTCTGCTACTTTGCTGGTTATACCAACCGCATCAACGATATCAGTTCCTAATAATTTCTTAGCAGCCATGTGTTTATTATTGACTGTTAATATAGGAATCTCGAAAGTTCCGCCATGAGGATATCGAATAAGAGCAAGCTTTGTACCATTTTCATAATTCGGAGCGTACACTTCATTGTCCTTGAGACTGTTGACCGGAATTATAACATGGTATTTTTGTCCAGGTAATGCTGCGGCTTTCAAATTTACAGCAGCTGCGTCGCATCCATCAGCAAACTTCTTTAATAGATGTTTCTTTATGGTAGGATTTGTACAAGCGCATATGTCCTCATATTCTGCGATCTTGTCTGCTTTGGCTAGGTCGAGCTGTTTCTTAGCCATAAATCGAGACTGTTTACCAAGAAACTGTGAGGGAAGAGCATCTGCCCATTCATCCCAATCGCCTTCGTCAGCTCTCTTATTTATGAGACCAAGCTTGCGATTTCCATTTTTATCGGTATACCAATATTGTCCGCCTTGTTTAACATCCTTGATGGCTGAACCAAATGGATTGTCTGGGTCTTCTTTTATCTCTTTAAGGACATCCATTTTTGGAGTGCCTCTCTTTTTATTGGTGTTGAATATGACATCAACACCTTTTGGCATATCATCAGAATATACCGCCATACCTTTTATGTAATGTGTGTCATCTACCAATATACGAACCTGAGAATATCGAGATTCGCCCAATGAGAGATCTTCAACGCCTCTGCGAAGTTCGACAATGCCATCTCGCTCGACCCCACCGTCTTCGTTATATCGAATCATGAGGCGCTTGGAATCCATGCTTTCGGGATAATGGAATCTTTTTTCAAAGGTGTCACCACCATCTCGGGAAATATAGTTGTCCTCATTAAGAGCATGAATTTTATCGAGCTGATATGCGTCTTTGTAAGGCGTGCCTTTTGGACAGATTATATTCTGTGTGGTCCAATTACCGCGATTTGTAACCTGTTCAACTCGAATAGGATATACCGGATAGCCTTCTCTTTCGAGAATATAGAGTGCTTCCTGAAGCTTCTCTTTAGATATATTTAATTCGAGCTCGGTTCCCTTACTAACATCGATCATACCTTTTTCCTCTATCTGTTTACGAATATGGTCGGCCGTATTTCGAGCTGCAAGCATTCTGGATTCGGATTTGGCATTAAGAAGAGAACGAACGGTGGATTCGTTTATTCCCATTTCTTTACCTATAGCGGTAGCGCCCATTCCTTTTTCAGCTAAATGCTTAACTCTAGCAACTTGTCCCATTCTTCGTTCATCAGAAGCAAGAGATCTTTCGATTCGATATTGAGTTGTAGTGAGACCAAATTCCTCCATAATATTTTCAGGCGTTTCTTTCCAACCGGATTTTTTAAGCTCCTCGACTCGACCAAGAAAATCGATACCTCTTTGATAAGGGTCTTCGCCTGAACCCCAAGGATATCGTCCCGATCGTCGCGGCATACCAATATGTGCAAGATGTTCGCCTTCGTAAATTGCGCGCATTTCTTCTGCTATGGGGTTCATGGTTTAAGCCTCCTTTGATTCTATATTTTTGAGTATTTCGTCAAGGTTAATGATATGTTCCATAATTGGTTCAATATCTTCGCCGGTTGGTTCGTGATATAGAATTTCATCGTTTTGATAGATTCGAAGTTCCATATCTATGTCTCGTGGATTGATCGCATATTCTAAACAAAATAACGCGGCATATATCTCAAGCTGCTCCATGTCAACTTTAGTTACTCCAGTCTTGAGATCGTGTATTCTAAGAAGATATCGACCATTACTTTGTTTGCGGTAACATATGGTATCGGCTGTACCAAAGAATCTTTCGGAATAAAACAAAACAACCTCAGTGTCCATCTTGTAACCAATTGCATCGTTAACATATGCATAGATGGTCTTTTTGGATCGAGGTTGTTTGATTCCCAAGTCGATTGTGTCTTTGGCCCAAGCGTGGAGTCTTGTTCCGCGTTCCGCCGCTTTTCTGTTCAAATATACTTGAACCGCTTTTTCGTCGTCATATCGTAACCAATGTGACTGACTAGGACTAAACGGCGCATGTAGCCCTTGTAGGTTTCGGTGTTGATTGAATCTCATAACTGCCTCCTTAGTTCATGAAATACAAATATAGTTCGTCTAACACTTCGTCCTTATTTTCTGGATAAATAAAAGATGCGAAGGACATGTTATTCATGAGCTCCACATAATATTCTTGATTGGGTCTGATTGAAGCCGTTGCTGTTTTCTTACCTTCAAGTGCAGCCCACTTATTTTTATAAAGAATTAAAAGGTCCGGTATTCCTTGAATTTCGTTTGGGTCCATATGTAAAATTATGCATCCCGAAAATAAGTCTTCGAGTTCTTTGACTAATTTAGTCTTGAATCGGTTCTCAAGCATACCGAATCTCCTCTCTCAAAATAAATAAAAGAGAAATAGTTAAAGTAGCTGGTGCCACTATACCTTTTCCTCTCATAAAATAGAATGTTTTTTGCGCGAGCAGAGAAAAAGCCCATGTCGATTAAGGCACGGGCTCTTCTACTCTTATTTATTATCTCACGCAAACATACGTAATTCTTGTGCCGTTAGAGACTCTGGCATTTTCATCGTCATCAGCATCAAAGCATCCAACTAAGAAATTACGTCCCGGTAAGTTACCGCTAAGAATACTTCCGTTAACATCCAACTGTATATTCGGCATAGCGTGATTTATCTCTATGCAGTCACAATATGTTTCTTCGGAATCATAATCCCAGGTATGAGATTCTTTCGGAAGTATATGACCATCGATACCAAAAACATTGGAATATATGTTTCGAATATTTGAGCAGTACCGGTATGTACCGACCAGCTCCGAAGCGACCATTAGATCATCTGTACGGAAAGGATTCTTCTGATAATAATAGCTAACATCGAATATTGGCTTATTATCAGTCGCATCTTTTGTACCCGTGTCAACAGCAGAAATTGTAATCTGATCAACCGTCTTATACAGATGGCCGTAATAATGTTCCACGCCTCTGTAACTCATACACGGTATCCAGATATCACCACGCACAACGGTAGACATGTTGGCATTAGGATATGTGCCGCTTATGGATATCGGTACATTATTTAACTTAACAAATACCTCGCCTGACGAGTTACCCAGAGAGTTTGTTATACCACACGGAATTATAGATTCAGTATAATCTTTCTGCCACTGTTTAAATGCATCATATGCGAAATAGGTAGTTGCACCTCTTCCTAATCCGCCGTCTGCGATTTCTTTTTGTATGTTTTTATAACTGAATTCTACAGTAGACAGTATCCACAACGCTCTATGGGTGTCGTACAAGAACATAAGCTTACCTACGGCAACGTCTTCAGATGCACGATAACCGTTTCTAGACATTCTTGCTACTGGCAAGCCCAATTGATTACGCCAATAATCGTCGTTATTGGAGTCAAGTACGTTGTCGAATCTCGAATCGTTGTTTCCTCCACGATATGTTGATGCATTTGGGGTATATCCGATTTTGGTTACGACGGTTTTATTACCCAACGAGTATCCATTATCTTTTGCAGTATATCTTGTCGCGGATTCTATCTGAACTTCTTCAGTCGTTGTTTCAAAATATGTCGTACAAACAGATGCCAGAATATTAGTCTCTCTGTTTATTGTGGCCTCATATGCACCTGTATACATTTTGGGAGAGTAGGTATATCCATCGAGCCCCTGTTCAGATATTTTTAACCTGATGGTTCTCAGACCATCGTCGTTGGTGTTTTCCTCAAACTTGAAGAAGAACTCTGGAATTTCAACGCACACGTCACCATCGGTACCGTCAAGCACAGCGTCTGTGTTGTCTTCTTTTAAATTTGAATTTTCAGGATGCAAGTAATACTGTACGATTCCATCTTTGACAACACATCTACGCATTTTTGACTGTATAGGGAGGATTCTATGAAGATCGTCATGTCCTTCTGTACATATACGTGTTACTCCTTCGACTCCTTCTGTCCATTCAACGCCATAGAAAATGTCATCTTCGCCGGTGTACTTATGAAGTCGTCTTAAGTACGATTCTCTTGAAATTAATTCATTATCGTATTTGTTGGCCATTGTTTCATATACATCGCCAGTATCAACCACTTCATAAACGTTTATTTTCCACGTTATGGATTTTGATAATCTAATATAGTTGTAGTTGCCAGACGGAGCATACCCATAGATTATTTTTTCTTCGTTCGCTACGAACAACGTGTTTTGACATATAGTATCTTTCATCTGTGCACTGGCTGGATAACTTCCTGCTACCACACCATATGTGCCGGTTTCAGATACCGTAATTCCCAACGCATATAATTTATTGCTTCGAAGCGCGGGAACTTTGTTGTAGTAATATGAATATGCTTCTGATGAAGTAACGCTGAATATGTATCTAAGAGTATTAGACGCGATCAGGCCGGCGCGTGTTGTCATCGTCTTCAACGAATTAACCGTCTCAAATGCTTCATGATCGATTACATCGTATATGTGTATTTCCCAATCAACTTCTTCGGAGATACGTGCTCTGGAATAATCGCCAGTCGGAATATAACCGAAAATGATTTTTTCGACGTTTTCGGTAAACAAGACGTCTTCGCATAAGGTATCCGCCATTGATGCTTCATCGCCGGAGGTTCCAAGTCTGATTGTATATCTTCCGGTTTTGCTAGCTGTAATTCCGATTGCATATTTTTTAGACGAATCCAGCGCTTCAAACTTCTTCGGACATTTTGTGGTGTTGTAACTAACATATTCGCCGATTGAAATGGGAGATACTATGTTTGATGCAATGTTATAAACGTCATCGTTTATAGTAGTTACAGAGTCATCCGTGAATAACTCGTACAACTTCAATGTCCACTCTATATCTTTCGATAAACGACACCAACAAATGTCTTCTATTGACGGAGTGTAGCCATAAATGATTTTTTCTTCGTTTTCCACAAAGGAAATATTTGCACCTACAGTATCGACCATTCCGGCAGCAGCTGCTCTTGTTCCGGTCTGTACTGTATATGTTCCTGAAGTGGATACCGTAATTCCGATAGCATATAATCTTGCAGTGGACAGCGTTGGCATTTCATTGTAGTAATAGGAGTAATCGGATGTGCTTGTTTGATTTGTTATAAGTTTAAGCGTGCGGTTGACAACATCATTGGTTGTTTTAACTTTTTCTTCAATCACGGTAAACTCGTCAAGATAATCACTCTCATTCAAGCTACTCTGATACCAACTTGATCCGTTATATGTATATCGACATTTCTTATCGGTGCAGTAATATGTGTCATTTACAAGTCCGGTTTTTGGAAGCTTCGCATATGTTGTGCTGCCTTTGAAGTTAAACGGACTCGCTATTGAATATTTAAGCTTTTTAATTTCACTACCGGTTTTCTCAGCGTCTGCCGCAGCGCCCGGTATTTTAAGGGACGGATCGATAGTACCGTTAAAATTACCGAAAAGTTCTTCCTTCCACTCTTTAACGATATCAGGATATGTTTTCTTTATCGAAGCGGACGGATCTGTACCTTCCAATACTCTTGTATAAGCATTGGTGGTGTTGTACACTCTGACATTCTTGCTGGTTTCTATTGTTATGTTAAAACGAACATCGCCAGAATACTTGGTCATGAGTTCGTCAACGGTCCAGCTGAACAACATGATATCGTCGCCTATTGCGATATCAGTAGGTACGTATACTCCGCCGTCTCCGATAGCATTAAAATAATTGATTCGGATCGAGTTGGTCGAGAAATCGAATCCACCATAATATCTCGGCATTCGGAAATACAAGCGTAAAGCTTCTTTATCCCCTGCCACACCAATGTTCGTGAATCCGGAGGGAAAGAGTATCTTGCGGGTTTCGACGTTAACGTTTAGAATTTTTTCGATGATTGACATTGTAAGATCTCCTTTCAGTCAAAAATAAAAAAGTAAGAGATAAAGTGAAAACCGCAGTTTTTACCTTTTCCTCTCATAAAATAGCGTGTTTTTGACGCGAATCTTCTGAATGATGAAAATATATGCAAAAAGTGAACAAAAAGAAAGAGAGCATGTTAGCTCTCCGTCTCTTATAACCAACCAATGGTTATATTGGTAGGAAATCCATTCCACATTTTTCTAAGCATGAACAGACAATCCTTAAAGTTACCTTTGAGTCTTATCGCATAACCAGGTTCCGATCCTATGACGACCTTGTCAAGACGAACCGCCTTAACAGAACCGACAAAACCATCGACCCTTAATTTTTCGTAAAAACTCTTAACTCCCTCGGTCTGTTCTCCAAAAATAGTGAGCTTCATATGTATCCTCTCCTTTCAATATATACCTTGTAAATTTAGCGAAAAGAAAAGCCCTTGTCATAAGAGCTTTTCTCTTTTTTCTAGAATTGGTAATACAACATCAATCAAATTCATAGCCAGAACATTAGCTTCGTCGATATCAACAATATCTTCAATCTTTGCGCTGTATTTACTCTGATCGTGATATGTGAGAGCTACTATCCTACTAATATGCTCCCATATCTTATGCGTATCAGGCGTATATAAAGCGCCGCCTTTAAGATTATAAATCTCGCGTATTTTGCTATTATATTTGTTCCTAGCTTCTTTTAGAATTTCATGATTAGTCATTTACAACACATCCTTTCATTAAGGAGAATGTAATTTACGCGTCTACTTTCGTCTTGACAAATCTGTAACACTAGCAGCAATAGCAAATATACCGCTTGCCTGGAGCATTGAGACATCGCCGTTGATACAGCTCGCTATGAGTAATACCACTGATATTAAGGTCCACATTATTAGTTCTCCTTTCAAATTCCTAAACTTCGCTCAAATCCTTCGTGAATTATTGTCAGACAAATATTGGCCAAAAACCCACTTTTATTTGTCAATTATATATAATTATTAAAATTAGCGTATTTTTACTATACTTTTTCTACATATTAATTAAGAGAAAAAAGTGGGAAAGTGGGCAGAAAACCCGCAAACCCGCATGGTTGAGCCATTTTTCGCTGGCCAAATCCATTTTCAAAAGTGGGCAAAAACCCACAAAAAGTGGCCAATTATTGTACGACAAAAAATAATCGACTAAAAATTGCTTCTACAAAAGTGGCCAATTATTGTACGACAAAAAAATAATTTGACCAATTATTGTACGACAAAAATTCATTTTTAGCCCATTTTTGACCTGTTTTCACTATTTTTTGTACGACATTAATTACTGTGTTTATGTATTTGATATTGCGTATTTAGTGCTTTTCGCATGATTTCAGCCCTGCTCAAACCAGTATTTTCACTGATAACATGTAATTTATACGCGTCGTCGGGCGTCACACGAAACATTATACGAACGTTTTTAGCATCCGGCTTCTTAGGTCTACCTCGTTCCCTTAGCAAAATATCACCTCCAAAAATTATAAAAAAGAAAAGGACCAGCATATACACCAGCCCTTCTCCTTCTCTTTTTTTTCTTAATTCCAACGCTTCGCAATCAATCTACGAACATATACGTCAATCGACAAAGGATCGTTCATACTACGTAACTCTTTCTCTTCTTCATAAGTCAACGTAATACAAAAATCCTTCAAAACTTTAATCTTATCTTTTATGTATTGTTTTTGTTGTTCAGGACTGAGTTGATGCTCGTAAATGGTACCGGAACATTTAGGTATTCCATGCCCGACACTGCCTTTTGGTCTACCTCGTTTTCCAGTAGCAACAATGACACTCATCGCGCTCACCCTTCCAAAATATCAGCAAAGCTCATCTGCTTCGGACCGTCTTCCTCAAAATCATAAGGGGCTCTAGAATGTGTTTTATCTTTAATCGCATGTAAGACCACTTGCTCCGCAAACTTTACAGCATTAGTCGTAGATTGACCGTCTGCTCTTTTGGCCACAAGCTTACGAGCACCCTTCCCATTCACAAGTCTGTAATAAACCGCCACAAGCTGTTCGTCAGACATTGCAGCAACTTTTTTCTTCCAACCCGGACCAGGATATGCCTGAGATATAACACTACGCATCTCGGAAGTGTTCATAATATCTACCTCCAAACCTTTCCGTTTCTCAGATCCTTAACTTCAATTCTGCCAACAAGCTGAAAATCAGACATCTCACAAATTCTCAAAACGCAGCCAAGCAAATCTCGGAATCTCTTATAATCCGGATCAGTCTGCCTACGCTCGACATTTTTGATAGCCCTATAAGCCGTAGGGTCAACATAACCCGAGCCGTTATGTTTTAGCTTGTTGTCCTCGATTTTCTCAATTTTATGTCGTAATTCGGCATCTTTCTCTCGATCGACAAGATTTTGTTTCCAATACATCTTAAATTCATTTCCCTTCCAAATATTTTTTAATTTCATGACAACGATCCTGATGTTTGCAGGATATAACTGTGTCGGTTTGTGTAAGTGCGTCATCAAACGTATGTGTGGTTCTTTTAAACACATCTGGTTCAAACTCGGGACAGTTATCACAATACTTTTGAATGTTGAGAGTTATCATTTTTCTTTACACCTCCACTCTCCAATAGCAATGTTAAAATGAAGCCAGACTATATCAACAACACTCGAACCAGGATGTCTATATGGTGCAGGCATCCATATGATCGTCGGAATCAAGGCGCATAAATAATGACGAGTATCTACCGAAAACTTTACACATGGTTTGATGGTCGACTTATAGTTTTTAAAATATCGTTTATACGCGTCTATCAATTTCTTAAGGCCCATTCCTATTCACCTCTCTTCTCCAGCTCAGTGCCTTCGCATGCAGTTTTCACAGCATAATCATTCAACTCGGGCTTATGCTTGCATGTCCAAATACAACAAAGGATATTCCATACAAATGCCCTATCGTGAGGCTCGTCATTATCACCCCTCAAATACTTAAGGTAGTGCCGAACAGCCGAATCGATATAGCAATGAGTAGGAATACCCTTCTGCCAGTTTCGCTCTCCATATTTCTTAGCGCCCTCTTCAAAATGTTTGGCGCATTCAAGGAACATTGTGTAGTCTTCGCAATCGTAATGTTCATTAGCAAAGTAACTCAAAGCCGCGTATAAACGGTCTATGTCGTTTTCGTTAATGAAGTTGAATATATGTGTAAGGACAGGATAATCGCGATCGCTTTTTCTTAGTTTTATGTATTCGGCAATTACATCCAACGGCATGAGATCGCAGCGACCCTTCCCCTCCTGAATATCACGCACAGCCCCAGTCTCGAATTCCCTGCGATTGCCGGAGTCGAGGACGTGAGGAGTCTCCTTCGGGATCTTGGTTACTATTTCTAGTTCGTTTGGACTTACCGGATGAGGCATGCCAATATCATTGAGTTTATAGACAACCTCGTCCGGAACTTCACGAAGCCAACACATTTCACAAGCATCGGTTTTAGCAGCATTGCAAGCGGATCGATCAAAGGCCAAACAATAGTTCGGACGCACAACGCCTTTGAAAATATCATGGGGACAACACCATTCTTCTTTTAAATCCGGACGCTCTATCGCCAACTTTTCCCTACAAGTCATAAATATCAATCCTCCTTTATAACTTCTCGCTCCCAGCAATCGATACAAGAATATCCAGGATTACACACTCGCACGTTGATTTCTGGATCTTTGACTATATGTGGTTTCTTAGCATACCCGTATTCATGCGGACAATGATCTAAGAAATTCTCGTTAGGATGGTCTATTTTAAATTTTTCCCTACAAGTCATAAATATCAATCCTCCTTTTTAATCATAGTCACAAGCTCACTCATAGGTATGTGTTGTTTTAAAACGATTTCGTCGTAAACTTTAGCCCAATCCACGACACAATAATAATCATCATTTTTTGGAGTTACGTCGATCTCCCTGTTAAACTTATCAGGAATATCCATCCCAATCCTCCTAACCGGCGATCATGACTATGTTCTGAGCATGAGTCAAATATGTCTTGCCGTCGATCTTAACCTGAATCTGATCGCTATTTTCGTAATCCTTCCAGCTGTCAAGCTTACCCTCGACTACTTCCCCGTTCGGAAGAGCCACAATAGCCGTGTCAAACGACCAGGTAGTATCGACAATCTGCATGTTACAGCCACAAAGAGCAGCTATAAAAGTTAACATAATAATAAGTGCAAATATCTTTTTCATAACTATCGATCCTCCTTTACACCAACCACTGTAAATATACAAACGCCGTAATTCCCGCAGCTTGTAATATAAAGTTCCCACCAGGAACAGCATGACCGTAGAATATCTTCGACGTATTAATTATGGTCGTCCAAATGGTAAGAAACAACGCAACAAGTTTTAAAATATTCATACTTATTCTCCTTTTATTTCATCAACCCGCTTACTAGGACTCTGTGTAACAAGTTTGTTATACAATTCTTCCGCTTCTTCTCCCTGGAAGGCATTAATTATTTCAACAGACTCGTTAGGACGTTTTCTTCCAACGATTAAGACTGTATTGTCTTTACCGTGACTAAAATCAAACCCAACGAGCAGTGAATCACTTGTTTTCATAATTATTCTCCTTTATCAAAATTTCGAATTTCGTTAATGCTGAAACCAGAAATATCACACGCCCCATTATCGGTTGGAGTATAGCGAGCACCCGGAATGGATGGATACATAAACTCGATCATTGCGAAGTTAGCAACATCAGCAAGGAACTCGGTGTTACCCGTCTCCTTATATTTTGCTATTCACTTCTCAATGTTGCCGAGAGCATCCATACATTTGAATTTTTCATAGTTTTCACGCATCGGACCGTACTTGTAGTGCGACATTACCATCATCTTTTTTCGAATCTCATCAAAACGTTCGGAGTATTCGGTTTTTAAGATCTGATTAATGTCACCCATCGATCAATCCTCCTTATAAACAATCATCACCGAATCGTAAAACGTACCAGTTATCGGTGTTCCCGATGGATTATAAACTGTGTTAACGTACGTGACCGCGTGTGTAATGTCAACTATGTTTTTACCTTTGACAAACTCGTTTACTTCATTAATAAACGTCGGTCCGTTTTCGCCTCGAAATATCTTAATTTTAGTCATCTGACTCTTCCTCAACTTTCCCAGTAATAATCTCCGAATACGGCAAGCTCTCGATCCACTTACAGAACTCACGCCACTCATCGAGCTTATGGTTTCTACGATACTCGTAAATATTCGCCAGAACCTCGTAGTTAAGCATGAGCGTACGCTTCTGATTATAAGAGCTGGGAAGGAGTTGGATCATCTGATGCCAATATTTTTTCATTAAAGGAGCTCTCATTGATTCATTCTTCATAGGCTTGGTTTTGGTCTCGAGATATAATTTTCTAAAGTGATTCAGACTCCCGACTGTCTCTAGCAGAAGCCCCAACGGAGTATGGCATATCCCACACACGACTACCAGTTCGGTATCTTTACAAGCATTTGCGTCTATCAAATGTTCATGACTAAAGTCGTCAAGAGTAAACTCCTTCTCATGAATCTTGTGCATCGTGCTACAGCTATTAGCAACCGTACCGACCTTATATGTATCGTACTCCTTCCACCAATAAAGCGGAGCAGTAACATCAACATACACCGTAATCATACGACGATACTTAGCATGAACCGGACCACCATTTACAAGCTTCATAGCGAGTTCGTGATCATTCGGACCGAGTACCAAAAGATCTTCAAAATTACCGGGTCCTAGAGGACAATTACTAATGTGTTCGCAATAACTCGGGCAAGGTCCCTCATCGCCATCTCTACATGTGAACGTATCACTCTTCTCCCAGGAATTCATCGGATTACGCATGCCTCTGATAGCGTGCTCCCATCCCATAACTTCCTCGTTTTCAAGTTTAATCATTTGTTTTCTCCTTTTCTTTTATAAAATCATGATGTTCGTTATCCAAATGCGGGCACTTGTTACAATCGCCACAACATCTCAAATCGCTACCATTAAGATAACTATCAAAGATTGCCCGTTCCGCCAAAGACATCTTTGCGTATTCGTTACAAATCATGATGCCCAATATGTTAGCTTCTTTGGTGTGCCACGGTTTATCATCGATCTGACGCTTCCATAGATCCTCAAAGCAATGGTTTATACAAAAATGTATAGAATCCAGGTCATAGTTATCGTCATCTAACAATATGTGCAATGGACCGCCGCAGGCACAGCTTTCGAGTTCATAATACCTTTTGATTATGAATTTCAAAGTATCCATATACGGCTTATAATACTTACACTTTTTCATGTTTTCTCCTTTCTTGATGCGCCAGTTATTAATGCATCATATATTGCATCGTCTCTATGGTTATGCATCTCATCTATGGCTCTTATTCCCGGTCGAAATCCCGTAAACCAATAAGGTTTGATCGCCTTCGATAGTTTCCTTACCTGTATAGGAATTCTATTTTTTGTACAGAATCGACATAAGAATTCTGGCTTTTGTCTGTATGCACATTTACAACACACTAACCATATGTTGTGTCTAGCGGGAGAATGACGCTTAAATAACCAACAAGTCCACGATAGGTTAAGCTTCATTTTTATTCTCCTTTCTCTTTTTCTCCCAATATCTGTATTCCAGACAGTTATCCATACAATGTGGATACCACTCAATACAACCGTTACATGGTGGTGGATTGCGCAGCCGTTCGTTACCCTCTTTTATTAGTTTTTCAAAATCCTCTAACGGATCACCAGCATCATTCCACTTTTCTTCCTCAAGGTCCTTCACAGTAGCGTATTCGCCCTCTTTTTCCTTCAATATGTTACATATCGTCGATATAATGTCGTATTTACCAGCGATATATGTAAGCACATAAACTACTGGAATGAGAAAACAAGCTAATATAGTTTCGAAGGCGCTCATACCCTAAACCTCCTCATAAGGACTCTTGAGACTCCAGTCCCAACGAGTTCCACCATCCCATTCAGTCCGGAAACGATTTACCTTACCGTTCCCGCCAAAATATAAATACTCCGCAGGCAATACCCTACCAACCTCAGACTCTCCATTTTTCTCACGAAGCCATCTGCTTAACACATCGATAGCCAGGTCATAATGTTCATCTGTCACAGGATTAGTAGAAACATACCCGTGGAACTGATTTTTCTTAGTTACTACCCGGATCACATCCTCCGGTGAATATGTACCACCTTCATCAACTCGATTTAAGATACACCAAATAACCGCAGCCTGCTGAGTAGTTGAGCACCCACGAGCCTCTCCGTATACCGTCTTAGCAATATACCTCGCAGCCTCCGTATAATCGTCTATCGGAATATCAATCTCGTTTGTGGTCGATACGGACTTAGTTTTTTCCGGTTCGATTAGAGGACAGATGCCACCGTTGCCGGTAAGTATGTATTTCACTCCAGTAACCGTGTCTTGAATTATATACATGTTTATACTCTTCATCGCGGTGTAGCGAACGTTTATGCGCTTTTCTACACACACAAACCTCGAGGGCACTTCTGCTTTAGCCGCATCACACGACACAATCAACAGAATGAATGGAATCACCAACATTGCGATGATCAACCAACTTATAAAACGTTTCTTTTTTCTATTCATTTCAAATTCTCCTTACCAAATTCTTTGTTCGCAACCGTATCAGACATAATAAATACCTTCTGATCGTCAAGGGTCAGACTATATGCATCTACTGATGGAATATACCGTAGTTCCCAATCCTCATGTCCTGACATTCTCAACATGTCTTCTAATTTAATAATAAAATCAATCATTTTTTTTTTAATCTCCTTTTTTTTGTCATACAATAAAAGTAAAAAGAAAGAGCCCGTTTAGGACTCCTTCTTTTCTTCGTCTTTGCGCTTTCGCACAGTTAGTTTTGAATGTTTAGTAGGTTTAACCTCAATTTCTCCGTGTTGGTCTAGAACGTCGTTTAAACATTTCGTATAACCGATCGTCACGCCAATACCGAGAGTAATCAACCATTTAACTAAATTATCGAATCTACCAGCCATGTTTAACGCCTCCTTTCATTAAACACGGTGTAATTTTCGCGACTAGATCTCATAAACGTCCCGAGGCTCGAAAAACGGTTTATGCTCAGTACACATACATAATGCGGAGTTGGGACAATTCATGGTCTTATAATTGATACACAATCTACAATCTCGCTCCTCCAACCGCTTGCGAAACTTGGCAATCTTTTTAGCTGTAGGGAACAGTCTTCCAAAGAAGCGCGAATATATTTTTATGATTTTTGTTTCTACCACTTCACAAACCTGCTTTCATTAAATTTTTTCTTAGTGCTCAAGGCTCTGCCTATAGCTCGGTCAATTGGCGCTTTGGATTTAAGATGGTAATAATATAAATCCGTGAATGGAGTGTTAAGTCTGTCGATTCTGCCTGACGCTTGGGTCATAATCTTGTAGGAATAGTTCTGAGAGAAGAAGACGATGGTGTCTGTCAAAATGCAGTTCCATCCTTCGTTCCCAGCAGTGTACTGAACCAAATATATCCACGACTTACCTTTCGGTATAGGATCGTGATTGTGTCCGTTCCACTCGCCTACCTCCACGTCAATCGACTCGAAGATACTTCTCAAAATATCAAGCTCGTAGTCAAAGTTGTAGAAGATAATCATGCGAGGATGCTTCTCGAATAATTCCAACAAAGCAACCTGTCTGGAATCATCGCTGTTGACAATCTTCCTCCAGGTGTAACAAAGCTCCGCAGCATTTTTGATAGGCTTATTCGTATATGGATTCCATCGAAGCTTACCAACCTCTTTATACGCAACCGCGTCATAGTCTACATATATATCTTCATGATGCGGCACTGTCTTCCGTTCGAAGTCCATATCTACCAAAATATCATTCCGATACTTTAGCAATATGCCTGTATCAACATACCTATCGATCTTCGGATACTTGGTGAAGCTAGACCATATAACGTGTCTATTCTCAAACTCAGTCCTATGTTTGTAGAACCCGTTCGCAATAAACACCGGAATATAATCACTCCAAGTATCTCCTGGAGTTGCCGAGAGGATGATCCACTTATTTTTTCGAGCCAGGTTTAGGAATGTTTTAACCCAAACTCCTTTGCCCGTAACCCTGTCCTCATCAAATATAAAGAACGCTCCGAATACATCCTTATACTTTTTGATGTTGTTCCAACTGTCAATTACAACATTGACGCCAGAATATAAATCCTTGTTCTCACCTCTGTATAGCAAGAACGGCAATAACTCGGATTCCCATTCCAGCTTGTCCCGCTTTTGCGCAGTTGTGATAATATAAAGATCTCTCGGCTCCGTCATGATGGAAAAGGGATCGAGCTGTCCACCACACTGAGTATGATAATATGCCAACCCAGTGATAGACTTACCCGACCCCGTCCCACCATTTAGGACACAGCCGTTCTTCATATTTGCGAGAGCTTTTTCTTGGTGGTCGAATAGTTCAATCGGCATGTTCGCCGCCCAGTGCGCATGCGATGTCGGTCGCCAGTTTTATAAAGCCTTCAGCCGTCATGTTGGAGATTGCGGCGATTGCGGCGATTGCGGGATTATATTTTTTCAAGCACTTATCAAACGTATTGTAATAATTACCCTTATTTCCAAGCGCCTTCTTAGAAATCGCCATTGCAAGACCCTTCTCCGGATCAAACTTCTCATCGTTCTGACACTTTACCACTGTCTTTGTACCATCGGACCAGAACACTATCGTAGCCGGATCGTTGAAGATAACGTCTTTGATTTTGGGAACTTTGCGGGACGCTGGTCCTTCGAATGGCGGAATATGAAATTCTTTGTCAAGAAATTCGTGGATAGCGAACGTTTTGCCGTTCTGACGACCGCCTACACAATACAGTTTTTTACCCTCGTTTGTGAGATGGCCACTTATTTCGAGACCATTTTTTGTAGCCGTACACGTACAACCTTCGGCTATAGGCGTCATATAGGAATACGCGTATGCGAGAGCGTCCACAGAATCATCACGCACAGCATGAACGAGTTTAAATTGTGTAATCATATGCTTGATAAAGTCTCTCTGCATAGCGTCACGGCTGACGGGACCCACGTGCTCCGGATATTCAAAAAGTTCAGAATATGTGCGCCCATCTTTTGATATGGTGAACGTGTATGCTTTGGTTATCTTATCATAGATACGCTTGACATCGAATCCCTCATTTTCAAATTTTTTATTCATTTCATCCATTTTCATAATTTAAAAATCTCCTTTACTTTTTCTCCCACTTAACGGGAACATTAGAATGTAAATTAGCCGGATGGTCCAAGCACTCACTACAAGGCTCTTCCTCCATCAGCTTTCCAAAATGTTTGCAGGTCTTACACTGCGTAAAGTCTACAAGTTTATATCCGTCGTTAGTCATTTATTTGACCTCCTTTACGTCTTGGTTAAGAAGTATACATCTCAACTCAACAAGATAGTCCTCAACGTCGTCCATATCCACCGTACCACCTTCTCGAATGGCGTTTATAATTTTTTGAATGTCTGTTGTTTTTTCTACAATTTCATATACTTTCATATTTTCTCCTTTCGGTAAAAAGGTAAAGAGCCCACCCGAAGGCGAGCCCTATACATACATCTTCCCATTGTAGGGACGTTTTTCTTCAATCATCTTGTACCAACAAGAACTATGAATATATTGTTTTATTCCAGTTCGAGTTACTACAAGTTCGGTGTCGTTGTAATGCGGATTTTGTTTCAAAATATTATCCGGCACTACCTCGATTCTACCTCCGCATAATGGACATCGGTTATTGATGCGTAATCGTGCTGCCATTACAAATCAACCCCTTCTAGTTTAATATCAGTAAGAACATAATCCCAACTAGTACCAAAATGAGTGATTCCCCAAAGATACATGTCGAGTTCTTCATGATAATACACTAGCTCGTCTGTGTACTCGTCTAGAAAACTAGCTCCGGAATCTGTGATGATATAATATTGATAAACCTCTAAATAATCACCATCTTCGTTTTCTTCCTGTCCAGATTCCAACACCCAATTTTCGTAACCTGCATACTCGTACACATTGTTGTTCAAAATACAATCGCCGACAATCTTAGAAAGTGTAAGGTAGTCTAAATATCCATTCTCCAATGCGTACTTAGATACCTTGTGTCCATAGGCTTTACCGTCATACAACTTAATACTTCTTTCTTCTTGTCTGCTCATGTTTGTCCACTCCCATGTGGGGTTATTTTTTTTAATAAAGAAAGGAGACCATCAATTAAGACAGTCTCCTAAATATCAATTACTCAACATCAAACGGCGGCTCGTCGTCTCTGTTGAATCTTGCAGCAAAGCGATCAACTTTCTGAACAACATGAATTGTCTGCAAATATGCGGAACGTCCAGAATTTCCATCCGGTCTGCTCCAGTCATGCGGACGAATATCCATGTCACAGCTGGCAATCTCGATCTTGTCAAGGCGATGAACTGTATCTTCGTTAAGTTCGATGTTTGCTCCGCCGGATGTAAGATATACTCGCGGTCCGAAATCATTGAATGCGACTTTTACAGGAAGAGTTCTGAACGGCTCCTCGTCTTCTGTACGAGGCGGTCTTACCTTTACCTTCCAGCCCTCTGCAATCAGAGCGTCTGCTGTCTCCTGGTCCGGAATGACGACTGCAAAATTACGCTTTCCCTTTTCGTTATACGCGCTTGCCTCTCCTGCAAAGTTTCTGAACACGATTCTCGCATCATCAATCTGAAGTATTCCTCTCGGTGCAAATGTTACTCTCATAGTTAATTATTCTCCTTTTTAGTTAAGTTATTTAAATATCAATTTACGAATGGTAGCTCAGGCCAGGGCTCGTCCGATACAAATTGTTCGAAGTCCCCGTACTGAGAAATAGCGTCGACAGCATCGTCGACAAGTTTATTGTGATAAGTAAGATCAATGTCTCCTTCTTTGCCAAGGGTCTTGACCATTTCTGCTTCGAGCCATCTAAATCCTTTTGATCCAGTGGCTGCCGAATATTTTGGATTTCCTTTTTTATCTTGACCTAATCGAACAAGTTCTCGTCCGCCGCAACCAGCTTTAATCGGACAGAAGTTTCCGACCTTTCCGACGAAACGATAGTCATGACCAATAGATATCTTTTCTCGAAGTTCATCATCCGACAAAGAACTGAACTCCAACAAGAGAGCCTGCTCTTTTTTAGTCAGTTTATCCGGATTCTTGTCTCTAAGCTCGAGAAGCTTTTCATACTCAGATACATCGGGCAACGCTTCGTTATTGTCCAAATATAAAGCCGTACTTACAGACATTGTCTCAGTTGTATCCTCAAACTCAATAGGTTCTTTACTGAACAACTTTTTATACACATACGGCACTGCGAACTGTTTACCTGTTGCAGTCCACCATATCTCCTTACCTGTTTCTTTGTTGATATGCGGATGTTTGTACCTGGCAATATAAACCGCATCATTAACGAGACACATACGATCGTAAGTATCCTCATGTTCGAACGTATATCCGTATCGTTTGCCGAAGTTCATGACAAAGTCTATAATGTCGGCTGTAGCTTCCGGTATCTTAATCGAGTCTGTTTTTACATGCGCTACCGTGAAGCCTTTTGCTTGTACAGCATACTTCAACTCGATCATAAACAAGGCACCACGTTTGGCAACAATATTGTCTATGTTACGTGGATCGCGGAAAGCATTCGGGAACGCAGCAAAGGTTAATCCGTATACTGAATTTATGGCTGTCTTCAACGCGTTAGCAAGGTCGCCAGCAGTCATCTCTCCATCAAGAACTTTCTGAATATACGGAGTAAGTCTACCGTCAAGAATATCATTCATGACCTCCCAGGCTTCGTGCTTAATGTGTACACGACCTACGACAATATCACGATATGCTTTTGTGAATCTTACTCCAAAGAGACATTCTGCAATTGTGCTATGAGGGTGCATGGAAGAAACATCAAGCAAAGCAACATTGGCATGTATGCCAGGCTCCGCATATACGTATCCACCTTCTCCAACCTCTTCGCCTCGATAAGTAGATTTTCCGTATTCATACTTATATCCTGGGAAGTATGGAAGCACACTCTCAGCCACGCCATGTCGTTCAGACATCATCTCCGGACACGCTTCTACTAAGAATTCGTGTGTTTCAATATCAAGATCTACAACTGGTTCTGCCAGATTACGATAGTTAAACTCGCTCTGTGGATTCCGATTATTACCAAATATAATTCTGGTGGTTAATGTGTTGGTCGTATCGTTATAAGTCATACCAGCCAAATCAGCCAGAATCTTTCGAGCTGTCCAGTCGGCAGACAAATGATTAAATACTGCTTCGGTAGCAATAACATCGTTATCACAATACTCGGCAACCTGAGTCCACTTCTCTTTTGGTACTGGTTGATCCCATGGCAAACCGAGCTCTTGGTGGTGAATACCCAACTCAATTTCCCATTTTTTCAGACTCTTTTTGTTTCCAGCAGATGCGAAGTCATAAATATCAGTATACGAAAGATTAAACGCTTCTCTGAAATACGCATTTCTCTGTATCTGTTTATCTTTACTGACTAATCGTTGAGATAAATCATAAATCTGCTCATTTGTGTATCCCATCAGTCGTCCATATAGAATATGGTTGTCATACGAACGATTGTTAAAACCGATTAGATTAAAACGTGTCAACTCCTCAATCTCTGTTGGTGTTGGGTTAATCATTCTTACTACCGGTTTTCCTTCACCTTGGATTTTCCAGTTAACAAGCAGCAAATTCGGAAAGACCTCACAGTCAAAGAATACAAGACTCGCATTATCGTCTGTATCAGGCAGCGACGGTTCGTCCGATTTAAAGTGCATCTGATCAACCCGCTTCATACAATAATCCGCTTGGTTGGTACTATTTGCCGCAAATGAAAATACGGAATCATACATATCACTGACATCATATCCGAGATCACTGTTATATGCATCTTCCAAAATCTTAAATATAAAGTCGATGCTACACTTGGTACTAGCATGAATCTCTTTATTAAGATTCCTCTTAATCATGGTCCGCAAGCCTTTCTCGCTTTGAATAGCATCGAAGTTTACCATTTTCTTATCTCCTTTCAGTGGTAATCCCGAACTAATATTGGCGATAGGCAAGTTGTTACATTTTGTGAACTTTCTTCGTAACGAGCTCTTACCAGTAAACACCTTTACTTCAATTTGATCGTCATACACTCGACTAAGTTGTTCAACGTCTCCAGTGTAAATATAATGCAAGTGTACTCCAGCTCCACTCTTGCTTAATTCAGCATAAGTAGCAGGCCACTTACTTGCTTCCTCTACATTCCGTTCAAAAGATTTAGTGCCGTCTCGTCCACGAATATCAAAGTCTATGACAATATGATTCTCAGGAACCTTGACAAAGTGGACTTTAGACGTGTCTATCTCAGCCAAAGTAGTCTTCACATTCTCCCACTTTCGCATAGGAATATCATCCGAAGTGGCATACTGGGCTGGACAGTCGGCACAAAGTTTTTCAAATATGGATTCGCCCTCTTCGAATTGAATAAGCGGCGTTTTTGGAGCTTCTTCTTTTTTCTCGCTCTTACTTCCGGTGTCGAATTTGTCGGTTCTGAATCCAGTGTAATAACTCCTTACTCGAGAACCATCTTCGAAACTGAATCGATCATTATACTCTCGGAAATAGTTTTTCAACTCTTCCTTGAAACTGCGCTGGGATAACGGATAAGGAACCTTTGCTTCTTCGCAATAATTCCTATACATCTCCCAGGCAGCTTTAAGAGTTGTGCCATCTTCCTTAATAAATACATGATAAGAGTCAATAACAAAGTTATAGAAGTCATTGGATGCGCCCATCATGCTAAGAGGCATATAATCATCGTAATATCCCGGGTTACTTAGATATACCTCTCGACAGTGCCAGGCAATTGCTCCAAGCTCAAAGTCAATCTGTTTGATGACTTGCTTGTACTCTTTCAAACCGAGTTTTCTACCCGACGGTGATACGTCTATCAATCGTCGCATAAGACCCGATTTGGCATCCGTAATTTTTACTGGCTTGTTTGTTCCCATGAAGAGAAATGCCTTGAAACGATTTGCATATGTCGATTTAAACTTCTCATTGACAGTCATTAATTCGTGTGAGACAAGACTGTTCAACCGAGTATTATCCTCGATACGAGATAAGTCTCCATCGTGCTGAATCGCAACAAGGGGATTTGTTTTAAACGCTTCGAGTGCGAATGCATTGCTGGTGGAACCGAGAGCCTTTGCGTCAAATACCGAATAATATCCATCAAATAACTGCTGAATAATATTCAATATGGTTGACTTACCAGCTCCAGCCTCACCGTATAAAACCATGAACTTCTGTAATTCCTTAGAATCACCACAAACGATTGAACCAATAGCCCATTCGATTTTGTGTCGCTCCTCTTCGGTATATAACGTCGAGATGAGTTTATCGAACGCTGCTATGCTTCCTTCCTCAAGAGGGTAGCTAAGCCTCTTGCTTGCATAGTCAGTCTTGTTCGTTTCCGAATTGGAAAATATCAATTTCTCATCGAGCATATGGAAATTGTCGCGCAGCTGCTTTTGACAATACTTATGCCAGGTATCGATCATTCCAGATTCGGCATCCCACAAATATGCGATTGTCATTCTAGATCCTTCGTCTTTGTGCTCGTCGTAATATCTTTTAAGTTCACGATCTATAATTTGAATTGCGTCATCTTCATCGGTGGACCATAACCCACGATCTTCGACCCAAATAGCGTAAAAATCGCCGCCTCGTATCATTAAGTCTTGACTTCGATTTTTGATAATGAATTTAGGATATATCTCAACCGTACCGTTCTTTAGTACACGGGTCGAGATCATCATAAAGTCAAGCATTACATCGTTGAGCCTCCTTTCGTGCTAGGCTATGGTATTCATGTACCAACATGCCTGAACCCATATTTCAACATCTCGCATGTCCCGCTCAGTGTCTCGAATGGTGAATAAGCCTCCAGTCCCATCGAAACAATATTCGCGGTTCATAAATATCAATATACGCTCATTAACAAACTCCCTATCAAAACGGGTGTCTGTCATAGAATATAAACCAAGACTTCTGAGCATGCCCCAGAACCATTGACCGGTTCTATCGCCATATCGTGTGTCGTCCATGACATTCTCAATATCCTTAGCGAGAGCAATTAGCATTTCGAACACACTACAAGGTCCGTCCAGGTGATATTCTACGTCGTGTAAATCAGTACGGTCACAGGCGAAATGATATCGAAGACTAAGACCTTTTTCAGCCCGGTTTTCATCTCTCTCCATAACTGGTCGAAACTCGATCGCATGTAGATGTTGTAACAATTTTTCATATGAAATTTCTTGCGGATATGAGTGTTTCTGCACAATGCTGAGCAACCAAGTGAAATATTCGATATTTATTTCATCTCGGTATGTCATTCATTGTCCTCCTCGTCCGTAACTCGTCCCACGGTAAATAAATCTTCGTAACGATCATCGACACGGGTGATTTCATAGTCGGTCTTCTGCTGATCGTTTCGAATGCATACGAGATCTTCTTCGTAGGTTCCGAAGTGTGTTTTGTAATAATGGCCGAGATGGACCTCCGGATGCTCAACTACATAGTTGCGTCCATCTGCGACAACGCCATCTGCGTACAGCGTGTAATATTCCGTATCGTAATCGTCGTCACCGAAAGAACCAGGCTCTATAACATAAATACCGGCTTTTGTTTCCTCAACCTCGTCCGGAATATATGTTTCTTCCTCTTCCTTTTCCGCGGGTTCCTCTTCGGATTGTTCCTCTGCCGTTATCTCATCTTCCGTAATCTGTCCGCGATAATACTCGAGACGTTTAGCGTACTCCTGAAGATCGGGTTTCTCATACATTCTACGAGGTAACTCTCCCGACTCTTCCTCGTCCTCGTCTTCTGCTTCGATTTCTTCGGACTTTGCTACTGAGAATTTCTCTTTAACAGAATTAATCTCTTCCTCAATGATTGCTTCGTATCTGTCTTTGCAGATTTTCCATGCTGCTACAGAACCTACCGCAGCTCCAGCAGCAAATATCAATACTTTACTCAAGGTATTGTTCATTGTTATCGTCCTCTCTTATTGTCATTATAGTTATCGCTAATCCGCCGAATAACAGCGAAATGCTCATTAAAACACCTCCTGCTAAATGACGTTTAGCCTTTGTGTTCAAAGCTTCGTCTAACATGGATATGAGCTCCTCGAGTCTGTACATATATTGGTCTCCCCTTCGTCGGATAGTATCAAAAGACCACCTATAAAACAGATACCTGATAGTGCTGCTAAGGCATAGGAAATAAGAGGCTTTTTCTTCTTATCCATTATTTGTGACTCCCTTCAAACGCTTATCTTCTCTTCCAGTTTAGATGTCACTGGAACATAAAGCCCTTGGTTTATAGTTACCCCTTCCAAGCGCTTTAGATGTATTAAGGTTCGGACAGTGGCTGTTCCGACACTCATCTTTGCGGCCATCTCGTCTACCGTCATAAAACCAATAAACTTACCGTCCTTAAACACCGGCTCGTCTTCAAGACTATTAGCCAGAATATAAAGGATTAAATCTCTACATTTCATGCAGTTTTCTCCCTTCACAGATTACTCCCAAATATCCAAGGATAATCTATAATGTCGCGGTAATAGTTTCCAGACCCAACGAAGTTAAAGTCCATCCCTTCCGCGCATCATTTCGTATACATTTCCATCAACGTTGAAGTCGAGAATAATAGCGCGCTCGTAGCCATTTACGAAATCGCGAGCCTTCGGATTGTGAATATCGAAGATGCCGAAGTCGACGTGACTGTCTACATTTGGATTACTCGGATCATAAAGCCATCCGACAACGTGACCCGCGTACGTTCTCTGGAAGCCGAGCATATCATAGACGTCGTTCAAATATAAATAACCTTGTGCTTGAAGTTTATCGTTCGCGAAGCGTTGAGCATTGATAAGAAACGTTTTGCTATATTCCGGGTCTTTGTCCCAACCTTTACAGCCGTCATCGTAAATCCGAGAGAATTCACTGTATTCATTGAACTGGTTTGGATTGTCCAGCTCCTGAACTGTTTTCTTCACTGTGGATTTCGTACCGTCTTCGTTGATAATTGTTTCTTCAATTTCTTTGGTTTTGATATTGTACTTTAACTCGCGGTCAAGCTCTTTACCGAAACGCTCGATAACACGATTTCTGTAACCCTTGAAGCTGTTGTCTACAGCCGTGTAAGCAGCCGCAAGAGCAAGGTTTCTTTTACGCATGATGTTATTGGACGCAAGAATGCATCCGACAGATACTACTCCGAGCGTAATCGCCGGAGCATAAACTTTTACAAGCTCGAGACCAGTCTTAGCATATGTGATTGTGAGTGCTTTGTTTGTATCTTCGGGAGTGTATTTATCTGCGTTTTCGGGCTTTTCAGCGACTGTGTGAATAGCCGTAATTGTTTCTTTTGCTTCGTCAATAATATCGTGAGCTTTGCCAGTAGCCTTACAAGCCATTACAGCACTCGTAACACCACCTACGATGCCGGTAACCATGAGAATCTCAGGACTGTGTTTCTTAAGTTGGAAACCGACTTTGTGGAATGTTCTTGTAACGCTTCCAGGAAGTTTTAATGTTTTCATAGTTAATCATTCTCCTTTTCTTAAATATTAATCAATTGGCTCTGCTTTAGGAATATCAAGAATGTATTCGCCTTGTGAACGAACGACCGCTTTTTCAGGTAAACTGAACCAGCCGTATTTATTGCTAGTATGGGGCGGAACAAGTCTTGACATGTCGTACATATCGCTTACGGTTACTAAGCCGTACGTATCAAGTGCGTCAAGCATTTGCGCGTACACCGCTTCTGCTTCTCCGCGCGTTGTATACGAAATTGTCGCATAGTCAAAGCGGTCTGAAGAAACTCTCGGACGATGTCTGTCTCGAGGCTCGTCATAGAATTTTCTATACGTTACTCTTGAATCAGAGCGACGACGATCCGATGAATATCCAGAACCGCCGTTCAGTATCATATCGAGAGCGCCCATAAGACCCTTCTTAATCGTAGGTACGACAATATCCTGAACAACATATTCTTTAACATTGCCTACATCTTCTGAAATGAAAATATCAGCAAGTTTATTAAAGCCTGTTTTCTTTTTAGGCTTTACGCTACCGCTCGCAACAGGCACGATTTGTCTCTCCGCTTTTTTAGCTTCCTCAGCCTGCTGCAATTTCTTTTGTTTTTCTTTATACGCATGGGAATTTGGTGTGTATTCCATGACTAATTCCTCCTTTGGATTAAAAGCTAAAAGGAGAATATCCTGTTACAGATACCCTCCTTTCTGGCAACACCGTTGAATTACTTTTTTACATCAACACCATTGACTTCTTCGAATTCAACAAGGTCTTTTTCTTCGATAACGTTAGGCGGTGTAATCTTATAACCTTTAGCTCTGAGCTTCTCAATCTTCTTCGCCTCGCGCTTGTCCTTTGTTTTGTGGTAAGCCACTGCCGCAGCAGTCACTCCCGCAATCAAAGTACCGATCACGATTTTTCCGAAAATTCCTCCGCTTGAGCTTTCAGTGTCAGTATAGACATCCACCATGCCCTGGTTGTCGTCGTAAACGACCATGTTTTCGTTTTCGTTGTTGTTCATAGTTTTGAACCTCCATAAAAATAATTTATTTGGGTTGTTACCCTATAATATCTGTTGTATTTTTCGCGAATCAAGAGAAGCTCGAATATCCATATACGGGTTCGTTCTCAAAATCGATGACGATGCACGGATCGCCTTGTTGGGTGAGTCTAGCGTGGAAATCGAGTCGAATGAGACCTTTGCTTATATTCCACCCGAGAGCATCGCCTACACTTGTTTGTTCGAGACCTAATTCGTCGTAGAAGTCATTCAATGACATATATCCGAACGGATCGTTCTGCATACGCTCATTTAAATTAATTGCGGCGGTTCTAATCGCATCTATGTCCGAGTTGAAATATCTCATCGAGATTGGTTCAAGGCATAACGTGTAGCTTTTGCTGTCGGTCACGTATATTTTATTCTCTTCAACCGGATTTTTTGCGATTTTGTCATCTGCAATTTTCTCTCGAACAACTTTTTCTTTCCTTTCGCCAATGGTTTCGAGCACCTTTTCGCGATATTCTGCTCTAGCTGTTTCGGAAAGGGTATAAGCCGCTGTTAATGCCGCATTTCGCTTAACATTTACAGAGCTTGCACCTACGATACAGGCCACAGATACAAGACCCGTGATTGCTGCTGGAAGATAAGGTTTCCAAGTCGCTTTTACGGTCTCGATCGGGGTTAATTTGTCCTTACGCTCTGTGTGCTTAGTTTCTTCGATAAGTTTCAGAGCCTTCGGGGTAGCTCTTACTGCAAGTACAGTCGTGGTTATCATTCCGGCAATACCAATTCCGGTTAGAATCTCAGGACCATGCTTGTGTAAAGAGTTTTGGACGCCTTTGGTGAATTTCACCAGGGATGCTTTGGTCATTTTGTTTTTCTCCTTTCATACAAAACTAAAGAGCCCTTGTTCAGGACTCCTTAGCTTGATTTTTCAATGCTTCTGTCACCGTATTAGTGACTTTTTCGTCGAGCTTTTTGTCAGCAACAACGTCATTCAACAGAGATACCCCTGCTCCTGCAATTGATAGCACAATGCCTCCGACTTTAAGCCAATTTACCTTTGCCATAAAGCATTCCTCCTTTCTCATAGTATGGCTTGTATCTTTCGCGTCCTCAGTAACAAAATATCATTCTATTCTGTCACCTGTGTGCGGATGTTAATAATAAAGGAAGTCGTACGTTGGATCTTCGTAATCGATAATCGTACATTCTAACCCATCGTCTAGCTCTGTTTTTGTGTGTAGGAATGTAAGCCATTTACTCCAAGTGTTAGCCATCAAGATATCATCTACCCATCCGTATTCGTCACCGTGCGGGATTGTAGGGATACCCAACCAGTCGTAAAACTCGTTCACGTTGGCACCTGAGAATTCCGTGATCTTTTTATTGATCTCATACTCAGCTTTTAACACTGTTTCCATAGTAGATTCGAAATATCTATTAGAGAAAGTATCATAGAATAACTGTTTTTCAGCATCTCCAGACTTAATAACCTCTTTCTCCTCGTACTTATCCTTCGCTACTTCAGTCTTGATCTTTGTATCAACTTGCTCTCCGTATAACTCAGTGACTTTTTTCTTGTAATCTTTGTAAGAATTATCAAGCAAAGCATATGCGCTCATCAAAGAAGCTTGTTGGCGCTTATTAAGCATATTTGCACCAAAAATACAAGCGAGCGTAGTTACGCCCATAACCACAGATGGAATATAAACCGGACCCGCAACTTTGAACGTTTCGAGTGTTGTAAGCTCCTCGCCCTTCTCTTGTTTTGCAGCTTCTAACAGCATCAAAGCTTTTGGTGTTGCTTTAACCGCCATTACAGATGTTGCTACTACACCAGCACCTCCTACACATGTTAAGATAGTTGACGCATTCCGTTTGATGAATCTGGTTGATTGGTGTACTAGTTTGTTCATCTTCTTCCTCACCTTTCTATGAGTTATTAGGAAAAGCTAAGAGAGACCGAATCAGAATCGAACTGATACCTCTAGACCGAAGTCTAGCGCTCTACCCTTAGAGCTATCTGTCTCTCATAATACCGTTTGTAATTTTCGCGAATAAAAAAGAAAGCCCTCGTTTAGACTCCCTTTTTCTTAGATTTTTAAATCTATTTTCTAGAAGATTTAACGATCTTGTGTAGCACAGCGGCCAATGCACTACCAATAAATAAGCTCTTAATAAGATTGGCCATGCTTCCTAATCTGGTTCTCATTGTAAATTCCTCCCAAAAATATTTTGAATCTTTCATAATAGAACAAGTCGTTTTCGCGAAAAGACAAAAGAAAGAGCCCTAGATTAGAGCTCATCCTTTTCTTCAAACATCTTTTCAGTTACTCTTTCTGTCTGTTTTAGCACCCATTTCATATACCAATCCACTACCTTTGGCTGCATCAATAAATACATTGATAACGCCCCTGATAACATAATTGCTAATGTAATGCTGAGTGTTAATGTGATAAATAACATTTTAATAACCTCCTTTTGTTTTCATATAAAGGCATGTAATTCTCGCGAAAACAAAAGAAAGAGGCCCGGTTAGAGCCTCATTTTTCCTTCTTTTTCTTGATGCGTTTTATAATCCACGCTATAAGTAACGCAACTATAATCACATCGCTAAACGCTATAACTGCTACTATGCCACCTGTTAATATAACCGGCAAAGCAACAATAAGCAGCGCTACCAATATGATAATTGCTGTTAATGTAAGCATTATAATACGCCTCCTTTCCTTCATTATATGACGTGCGTTCTTCGCGAATATAAAGAGGAAGAGCCCTTGTAGGCCCTAACCTCTTATCAAACAAATGAAACGAGTCGATCATTTCTTTCCTCTTTTAACCAACCACATGATAATTGCAAATATCAAGCAAACAATTGCCGATGCAATCCACGTGATCGGTTTCTTAAGTATTTTGATAAGTGTTTTCATACCGACCATCCTTTCATTTCGTTTTCATAATAGGGTGGGTAATCGTCGCGAATCTCAAATATCACGTCTGTCGAAACAGGTTTCCCATCTTTCTCGTTTAAGCGGCTTCATTTTGAGCCCCCACATAAGCTGACGAATGGTTATTGTGGGATATAGCCCATCGATTAGCTCTCCAGCCCGCTTATCGAAATATTCTTTAAACTTTGGATGTAAATATAAATCGTCTGTTAGCCAAGGATCAATCTCTCCCCACCAGGTAGATTTCGTACTAGGGGTCATAACGCTGCTGGATGACCGCTAAACCTTTATCGCCTATCCGAAATAAAGTGCTTTTATCGTATACTGGATGGTTGCATTCGTATGTATTGCCGTACATGGATATATATAAATCAGGTTTTTCATAGTGATAACGCATTTATACACCTCGTATGTAAGAAATAAAAGAAAGAGGGTAAGAAAACCCTCAATCTGTTGAGTAAACAACTCCTCGTGTGTTTGTCGGAATATCTTTATTTCCGAACACTCGAACAACTTTAAGATCATTCCGTATATGTTCCCACACATGATTCGTAGTGTCGAAAAATATGAACCATTTCTCTGGATCGTCAGCCCATCCACAATTTCCTACCGCCATATCCGGTACGACTTTGTGGTAACGCTGTATCACCTTTAAAGTGTTCACTACATCCTCCTCATTAACGACCAATTCGTGTCTTACGGGAACAAATCTGTCAATTGCTGTTTTTATGCTCATGATATAACCTCCTTAATATTGGCTGTTCCTCACAATAGACGTCGTTTTTTGCGCGAAAAAGAAAGAGGCTATGTTTCCATAACCCCTTGCTCGAACTTGTTTACTTCTTAGGAAGTAGTTTTTGTAATAACCCTCGACCCATTATTGTGGTGACGGTTCCAGTTTCTTCAAACTTAAGTGATTTAAGTACACCCCAAACAGTTCCAGCAAACGGTAGTACGATACCTGCTCCTGTTAAACAGTTCTTAACCAATCGATCTTTCTTCTCCTCTTCAAATTCCTTGATCTTGAGATCGTTCTCGAATTTTCGAGTCTCGGTCTCTTTTTCATGTTCAATGTTGAGTTTGTCAATTTCGATTGCTCGATCCATTAACTTGGTAAGTCCGTCTACTGTAACCTTATACTGTTCGCTTCCGGCATCCATATTCGTCAGTTTGTCGAATTCGAACTCCATCTCCTCATGTAATAGTTTTTCGAGTTTGTTATCCATTTTAAAATCTCCTTTCTAATTATAAATCAACTCGTTCATAATACGGTCTGTATCTCTCGCGAATCTCCTTTCTAAAATGTTTTCTCAAAAATTCCACCCGGGAAATTTTTACGTTATAAAATTAACATTTATTCTGGTAACCTGTGTATGGAAAATATCAATAGGCTAAGCTAGAATAGCGAGGATTAAGCTAGATTAAAAGAAAGAGCCCTTGATTAGGACTCTTTTTTTTCGTTTAGATAACGTTCCATAGTTTCCGCTGCAAGCTCACACGTTAATGATGCGTCATTGAGTCGATCCATACACACTGCATAGAATATTACAGCCATCGCGATCATGCCCAACAACAAACCAGTTGTGAATGCTAAAAATCCAACCATGAATATTACCTCCTTTTCATTAAATACGCTGTAAAAATCGCGCAAAAGAAAAAGCCTTAGTTAGGCTTCTCCTCTGCAAAGTATGAACCAGTTTCTACAAGTCGACCAAAACCATTTCTAGTTTCAGTAACGATCTCATACTGATCTACGTAGTTGATCTCATCGTTGAGTATTGGATGAATCTTCGCGATCTTAGTAGTTCTCATATTACCTAAGTAACCACCAATTCCGAATGCCATACCGATAACGAGTATCGATCCTACAACCTTCAATACGAGTGTCATTTTTACTTTTTTCATTTTAATAATCTCCTTTATATGTATTGGTTTTATTTGCATATAACACGTTGTAAATTTCGCGTCTAAAAATAAAAGAAGAAGAGCTTGTTAGCCCTTCGTCTCTTGGTTTACCAATATGCGGTCCAATTTACGATTAATGTCGACCAGTGTTTCATTCTGTAACTTACAGAGATCTAAAGATTGATCGATAAACTTCATAGCGTCTTGCAACAATTCAAATGTTTCACCATCCATTGAATTCAATGAATCGCTCATTATTGTCTTGTGAATACGCTTTGTCATCTCTTTCGCATTCTTTACGAACTCCTCAGTTTTGTACTTTAACATTTTAAGTCTCTCCTTTAAATATAAATTTTTAACCTATTGGTTCATATAATCGTATGTAAATTTCGCGAGGGAAAAATAAAAAGAGTAGCGGCTGCTACTCGTAATGATTCTGATAATATTCTTTTTCAATAGCTGTGTCATAACATTTACATCCATTTCGATAAACTGCAAACGTAACATATTCGTCGTTCTCAGTTTCGTGCAATACTCCATAATATTGCTCTCCATGATTCTCGTTAATATATTCGTTCATCAGTTCCTCATCGGATAATTTGCCAAATCCACAAATATTGAATACATTTACAAACATCAATACAGTTAAGCTGCCTGCTACATATCCATACAATAACTTTTTCATAGTGAATCTCTCCCTTACAAATAGATTATTGTTTCATAAAGGGAGATGTTTCCAGCGCGAATAAATACTCAAAAACAAAAGAAAGAGCCCAATTAGGACTCTTTTTGTAACTCTTCAAGCTGATTTTTCAACTCAACAATCTCGTTTTCTTTCTGTGACTTCTCAATCTCAGATAGAGCTAGTTTATACTCGGCGTCGATATACTTCATTTCAGCGTTATAACAATCTTTATTACGCTTTAATGCAATACCTGCGATTCCACCGATAGCAACTAGTTCCATAAGAGTAGCAACACCATAAACAAATTTGTCGAATTTCATGATAAAACCCTCCTTGAAATAGTTAGTTTCTCATAATAGGAGCTGTTAATCTCGCGATTCACTTAGCAGCCAGAAGAATCGTCTATACCGATCGTAATACATGTCTCTGCCACAGGGGATATCCATTTTACTTTTTAAATATGTATAAGACAATCCCTCGGTCACAGCCTTTAGAATATAAGTGTATAGAAATTCGTCAGCTTCTTTAGCGATACGTTCTATAAGTTTAATACGATCGCCGTAATATGTTTTCTTGATAGCATACTTTGCGGTTAAGTCAGAAGGTATATTGCTTGACGATGTTCGTTCCAAACTCGAAGCGTATATAATAGATTCTGTGCAATTGAGATACTGCTTTTTCCATTCGTTATACTGTAAACAGAAATGTTTTAGTTCGTAATATCTATGTTTATCGATGTAATATTTATTTTTCTCTGAAATTTTTGGACGTATTACAGTTGACATTGTGGGCCCTCCCGCTAATAACTTTTCTGAGAAAATCTTCGGTCGCCTTTTTAAGCTTTTCTCGATCACATGATTCTGGTAACTCTACATGAATGGTTCCGTTCTTACCTCTAAATACTCTTTCCATATTCACCTCCATTTAAAGCACCGGGACAGGCGCCGTTTACTATTGTAATATAACAATCGGCATTGTCACCTGCGTGCGGAATATCACGGAATTTTAAATCTAGATTAAATAGTCTAATCATTTGCAATATCGGCTATTTTCTTGTAAAGTGGTCTCAAAGGAGGAGGAAAGTAACCAATGTTCAAAGAATATCCAGTATTTTACAACTACAAAACAAAAGAGTATGGAAGAAAATCTAGGTTGGACGACCCATTGTTGTCCGATATCGAGGTATTAGAGAAACATAGTAAGATGTTAGAAGAATATGCAATTAAACATCTTGGTGGACCAATACCTGAAGAAAACAAATATATGGAAATAGGAAGCGGGGAATCGCTTAAGGATCGTCCGGAAATAACACGATTACTTAAAGACATAGAAGATCCAGAGGTGCAAGCAATACTCGTGGTAGATGTTCAGCGTCTGAGTCGTGGGGATTTAGAGGACGCTGGTAGACTTATAAGATTGCTTCGGTACACGAATACACATGTTATTACACCTATGAAAACATATGACCTGCGTGACGAATATGATAGAGACGCTTTCGAAAGAGAACTAAAACGAGGTAACGATTATCTAGAATACTTTAAGAAGATTCAGGCTCGTGGAAGACTTGCTAGTGTTAAAGACGGTAACTATATAGGTTCGGTAGCTCCATTCGGATTTGATCGACATATAATAGAAGACGGAAAGAAAATATATCACACGTTAAAAGAGAGAAAAGACCAAGCTGACGTCGTTCGCATGGTCTTTAACTGGTACTGCAACGATGACATAGGCGTAACAGCTATATGTAGACGACTTGAGGAGTTAAATATCAAGACCAAAACCGGAGGTAAGTATTGGCATCCGTATCAAATATTTGCAATGTTGGAAAACGTGCATTACATCGGCTGTGTAAGATGGAATTGGAGAAAGACAGTCAAGATAATCGAAGACCAGGAGATTCGAAAACTACGACCTAAAGCAAAGATAGATGAATATCTTGTGTTTGAGGGTAAACACGATGGTATAGTGTCCGAAGAATTGTTTAACAAAGCTAGAGAAATAAAGGGTAAACGCCATCGGACGAAGCGGGATTTGACGTTAAAGAACCCATTTAGTGGAATCATGTTTTGTAAATGCGGTGCCAAAATAGGTTACAACACATACAGAAACAAAGGTGTAGAGTTTGCGCCACCAAAACTCGTATGTAATAATCAAGTTCATTGTAAAACAGGTTCTGCGCTGTTTGATGAAATATACGAAGAAGTTTGCGATGCTATACGAGAATGTATTACCGATTTTGAAATACGCATAAAGACAGATCGAGACGACTCGTTTAAGCTTCATCGAGACCTGGTCAAAAGACTCGAATCTAAATTGGAAGAATTAGAGAAGAAAGAAGTCGAACAATGGGAGGCTCAATACGATCCAGACGAAAGTAAGAGATTGCCACCTCACATATTTAAAGTTTTAAATGAGAAAGTGCTGAAAGAAAAAGACGAAGTAAATAAAGCACTGTCTAAAGCGAAGGACTCTATGCCACAACCGATAGACTATAAAGATGAGTTGTTGAAGTTTAGGGATGCGCTAAAATATCTCGAAGATGACGAGCTGGATGCTAAAACTAAAAATCAGTATCTTAGAAACATCATAGATAGGATTGAGTATGAGCGAGGACCAACCGTCAGAATAACAAAAGCGAATGCTCCCATATACAATGTTGATACATCGAAAGGAACTCAGTGGTACACTCCTCCTTACAAAATAAAACTTAAGCTTAAGTATAATTAATTTCGGGGTCTTTTAGGCCCTCATTCATAGGGTACTAATTGATACCTAAAGCGTCATATAGCTGTTTTTAGGCAAAAAGAAGAGGCCCTGTCATTGCGACGGGGTTTCTTTACGTGTAAAAAGAAGAGCCCATGTATCGGGCCCGAACTAACCTTCGAAGAACAACACTACATCGACAGGATCTTGAAATTCCTGTTTCTCGATAATAGTCGTGAATACTTCATATTTTGCTGGTTCGTTTTCCTCAATATACATGATCTCATCTAATAAACGTCCATAAAAACCTTGGGAATACGATAACATTTCAATCACATCAACTACTTGCTCAATATCATAGCCTTTTGTTTTGACAGCCATGTCAAACGCCTCCTTTTAGTTTTTGTTTCCATAATAGGACCTGTAGATGGCGCGAAAAAGATAAAAAGAAAAGGGAATGCCACAACGACAAACCCTTTTCTCCATTTTGATTAGTTCTCGAAGATATGCTGTAATCCCTGATCCACGAAAAACTTATTTTCTTGTTCCTGAATTTCTTCGGCTTCTTTTAAAGCTTTAGTCATATCTCCGTTACAATGAGCATCCGGTATTCGCTGCACTGCCCGAGCGGTAGCTTCCGATAAAACTTGTGTGGTTCTACTCGTCATTATTAAATACTTGATGAGTTTCTCCACGTTCTTATCGCGCTCTGCTTTTTCTTTATCTCGCTTTTCAAGCCAGCGTTTGAACCACCAGAATATCAACCCAACAATACCAGATATTATACCTCCGGACAATAACACTTCCATCATATTACAACACCCCCTTGATTAAGCTTCAGATACTTTGATGTACCTGGTTAAAGGTCTCACATCTGAGTAAGGGAGTGCGAAGAACGGTAATGTGGTTGTACAAAGTGACGAGTTATTTACGTATACGAATCTAACGCCGTCCGAATCAACAGAATAGTTGCTGGCGTTATGCGAATATTTTACATGATATCTAGGACTTAATACGTGCGTCCATTTTGCATTTTCGTCAAGTTTATTTATACATATTATTTCATTCTCGTCGATATATCCGTCCAATATTATATATGTATCGCGTACATAAACTATTGGTCCGTAGTTACCGCTCACTGAAGATACTGTGGTAGACGCGTCGATCGATACATCCCACTCGCCATTAAGCAAATCGTCGGTGTGCATAACACATAGCCTGGAGAAAGACGTATATTTAATCAATACGGATAATATAAAACGTCCGTTGCAATATGATAATCCTCCAGGACATACAGATACCTCATGTCCATCGATCTCAGATGGCAAATTAATTACCTCGTAACGAACGTTTGTTACATCATTTGTCAAAACACGTATAACATGTAATGGAGAATTAACACCAAGAATATATTTATATCCATTAGCTTCGACAACTTTAACATAGCTTCCGGAGTTTGAATCTAACAAAGTGTACGATACGTCTGTAAATCCTGGATTTGTTGCGGCTGCTATATATGCATAGTTATTACCAACATTTGAACCGGACAGGGTTGAGTAATAACTGGTACATATGGCATAATATTTTCCATTGCTATACCAGCAATCCAGAAAATTACTGAACCCGCATTTCGAGTCAGTAATTCCAGTCACCCAGGACGAAGGATTTTGAATATCTGTGGTATACATACAATTTAAATAATAATGATTAGTTGTTTGGGTTCGATATAGCAATATCCAACGTCCATTCGCATAAAATATCCGAGCGTCTTTGAGGAAAGGATCGCTATTCACAGAATTGCTCTTTGTAAAAACAGAATACGTCGTCCAATGCTTTCCGGAATCTACTGAATATGATACATAAACCTTTGAAGCGTCAAAAGAAGCTGCTGCATAGCAATTGTCGCGCAAAACCGGAGCGGTTATTGTACTCAAAATCCCAATATCTACTTTTGAACATTCGCTGGAAAATACCATATGATCCATGCCCGGAGTAATAGAAGCAAGCTCCGGATATTGACTCATAGTAAAGTGACTTCCGTCGCACGCCTTCCAGTTATCACCGAGATCCGAACGATAAGTATCGATAGTATCGCCTATTTTGAATATTCCATCTATTGATACTTTAGCGTCCGTTTCTTCTTTGGTATAAACACGGTCTGCATCTGCTTTCTTATCTGCAAGAGCTTGACACGTTGTAATCCAACCGTCAGACCACATGGCTTTTATGAACTCGTCTTCTGAGTCCGCATAACCTAGACGAACGGCCATATCGTAAATACTTTCGCCCTTAAGCGCTGGAATACCCTGCCATGTTCCGTCCGCCGCCTTAATTTTAGCAATCGTATAGTTAAGCTCGAGATCGGTTCCGGGTATCTTCAATGTTTTTATCTCGTTTGGGTTAATCCATAGTTGTGTATTATCTCGTGTCGGTTGGGTGACAGATACCTCGATTACATGTGTATCTCTTATCTGTTCTCTGACGGCAGCACCAGCAGAAGTATACCTTGTACCGTCAATACCCACTCGAATGTCTATCAACTCAGCGTCTGCCGAAGTGCTACCACTCGGTAGCTTCGCAAACGTGTCCATACGAGCTTCAGCCGCGGCAGCTCGATCTCTCGCTTCAAGATCGTTACCACCAGCTTTACCATCGTAATAGCACTGCTGGATGGCATCATGTATAGCCTGTCGCACGTCTTTACCGTAGACGGATGACAATATCTTTTTCAATAGATCTTGTACATTAGCCATTACGCATTACCTCCTTTTAGTTCTTCGATTTTTGTATTAAGCTCATCGATTGATGTTGCAATCGTAGTTTTATAAGCTTCAAACGTTTCCGTTTTTACATATTCGGTCGGTATTTGCGCAATAACCTGTTCTGCATTGCTGGCTGCCTTATTAGCCGCATTAACACTCGCGTTAACTGCCGATGCAGCAGACAACACAGTCGATACCGAACTCTTTATACTTTTTTCACTATTGACCGTTTGACCTGTTAATGTTCTATCCTCTAGACCAAACGTATACTCATTTTGATCGGGATTAACCAAGTCGTAAACGATCTTCGTGCATTGAAAATTTTTATCCAATCTATGCGGTAACGATATAACTCGAACCCAGTCGCCGACACGAATCTCGTCCATATTCACGTCCAGAATATACATATCGACGGCCCTAACAGTTAATGTTACAGCCATTTCAATGTTCTGGTTCAAATATGATGTACCGAGATTTAACAGTTTTGCGGCGTCAGTTATTTCAGACCATTCGGCGGTCCTTTCGATTCGACCGAATAACGAAATACCAACCTCGTTTTCGATATAGTCTTTACCACCATTTGCGCTCGCGACTGTGAGCTTACCCTTGCTGTTCCCGTTCTCGTCTGTAACTTCCTCGCCAAGCGGTATAAGTACAGTAAACACATTCTCAGCTGATATGTACTCGGTAATATCAAGGAGATTTCTGCCAAACTCAATCGTCTGACTACAAACCTCGCCAGAATCGACTAGCCAATCGATATATCGTTCGTTTCCGGAAAGCCTGGTCTTCAAATATCCACCGTATGTGTCTATCAGCGATTGTAGCTCATCGAATGTTGATGTATAGTTTGCATTAGAGACGGTTATGTTTGAAGCGGTTGTTACTGTCACATTACCGACCTTAAACCGCTTATTACTATCGACTCGGGAGTTATGATTGGTTATGTATTTGCTGAATACAGTTGCCGGAGTACCCGTTATGGTATACGGTCTCTGTATTGAATCGATAAAAAAGGCGAGTTCGCCCTCGCAATAAGTAAGCTTCTGCTTATAGAAGTCTTTCTCATCGTTGAGCACTCGCCCTCTGTACATCTCTTCTCCATTTTGATTTACAGTAATGATTGACTTTAACTTTTGAATATCGTCATATCGCTCGTTATCAGGCGGAAGAGTAAACTCCAACGAACCTGCTTTGTTAAGCTCAACTGTAAGTTTCGGCGAAAACACACAAAAACCTTCTCGAGTAAGGTGGGCTGCATATAGAAGCTTATCATCTACATAGATTTTATACATTACAGGCAGCCCCCTCTATAATCGATCGAGACCGTACCATTACCCTTGAACGTGAATACGTTCGTTCCCTCGACGGTTTGAATGTTAATGACACGTGATACACCGTCTTTAATATCGTAAGTTTCACCATTGAATGTAACTTTTAATCCTTTACCATCGTCGGACTTGACAATGAACGACGGAGTTACGCGCATTCGTCTACCGTACACGATATGTTCCAAAGTACCGTTAACTCTGAGATCTCTATAATCTCGTATGATGCCATTTTCGAAGTTAAAACTATCCCACTCCCAATCTTCAAGAGAACCGAACCTCTCAAGTTTGTAGGGATTGACATTATAGTCTATAGTAATCTTCGAATTATTGGCATCCGATTTCCATTCGTTAACGGTAAAGCGACCTTCATAGCAGAAACTCGGATCGTCGTCTATCGGTATGGCTTTGAGTATTTTACCGTGAAGATAATCCATAATCTCAGAATATAAATTAGCCCAATGCTCATGGTTATAATCTGAGAGCTGACCGTTGTCGACAATAAATTCGATGGAACCTTCTCGGCTGTTGTATGCGATATCGCCTGTGAGCACGCTCGATAAATCTATGTGATAATCTGCGCCAGGTATATCGACAAACTTATATTTAGGAGTCGGAGGTTTGAAAACTGGACGGGAAGAGGGGATTAAATACCAGTCAACCCATGAATCTTTAGTTCCAAACATTATTGAATGATACATTAATTACCCCTCCCTTTGTGTTGTGCGATTCGACCTAAGCCGTTGTCAATCTTGTTGATGATCTTTCCAACCATCGTACCGTCATCAAGCTGTATACCAAGATTGGATATGGCATTAATGAGATTGCCGAAGTCACCTCTAAGCTCACCAAGAGCGCCAACGATTTCAGAATCACGTCTATCGTTGATCTTCTGCATCTGATCGATGTAATCATACATATTGCTTGAGCTATTGACAGCCACACTTGCGCTTGCTGCGAGTTCTGCGGACTTATGAGCAAACAGACCTCTGAGCTGTGTAACTCCATTTTGAACGTTGGAAAGGTCGAGTATCGGTGTGATTGTAGCATGTGCTCCAACCTCATCGCCAATGGAATCGGTAAGTCTACCCACCATTGTCTTAAGACCTGATAATGCCCCGGTTGCCATTTCAGCAGAAGCATCGGCAGCTGTATCAGCATAATCGGTCAATCCCTTAGCAAATCCGAGATCAGCATACATACCGATTTCCGCAAATGCTTTGGACGGGGAATTGATACCGAGCGCTGCGAGTGCTGCCAGGTATGCAGCTTTTGCCATTTCAGCAGCTTTATCGGCAGCCTCTTGAATCTTATCGTCAATTCCTTTGATAAAGCCTTCGACAAGATACGTGCCGCTCGTTACCCATTCGGGCTGAAGTGCTTTTATGTTGTCTGCGCATGTTTGTACCAACTTGGAAGTGGTTGCGAGAGCCTGGTCAGTTGTATTCTGAACACCAGTATTCATTGCTTCACTATACGTTTCTCCGAGACTCATGACGGCCTCTTCGGTTTTAGCAATGGTTTCGTCCGTACCATATCCGAGATCAAATGGATTGTAACCAGTCGCCTGCTGTGCTGCCGCTTTAATCTGAGCAAGAGACATTCCATAAGCTTCAAGCTTGGACTTGTTCTCTTTCATCCAGTTGGCATATGCGTCAAATGTCTCAGCTGTATTTGAGCTGGACGTCATAGATTTCTGAAGTTCGGTTATCTGCGAAGAGAGGTCGGCAAGATTGATTCTCTGCTGAAGAAGTTTGTTGTATGCTTCCTGAGTTTCCTCAGAAGTTTTACCAAACTCTTTGAGAGTAACGTCGTATTCGCCTTGCGCAAGAGCAACTCGTTCTTTCTGAATATTGAAATTCTTTATGAGTCGATCGAGTTCTACTGCATTTGCTTCCTCTTCAGTAGCGTCAATTCCAGCGGTCTTAGACCAAAGTTCATACTCAAGATCAGCTGTAGACACGTCTGTATCGAGTTTGTTAAACTCGGTCTGAAACGCGTCAACAATGTTCTGAGCCTTCTTAGCAGCAGCTTCTTCCGCAGACATGTCTTCGTCGATACCTTCCGCAATACCCTGTACGAAGTATTTACCAACTTTATCTTTGGCAACTTTCGAGGGAGAGTTGATGTCTAACTCGTCCTGAACACCTTCAATGGCTTTAGCGCCAAGTTTAGCCGCCGTATCACGAATCAGGTTAAAGCAATTGGCCATGCCAAGAGCAAAGCCCTCGCCTGTAAATCCGCCCAGGAACTTTTTAACAGCGCCTACAGCTCCGCTAACTGCGTCAATCGCCTTCTGTTTTATTGCTCCGAATTTTTCGCCTATACCTTTGAGGAATCCATCCATCATGTTCTTGGCTACGTTTTTAAACCACTTTCCTATAGCCGTTATACACGCATCCATCAAATTGTTAACTGCGGATATCAAAGTATCTGTGTTTCCGCGTACGGCATCGGCCATTCCATTGAGGAATTCGATTATCATTTTGAACCCTGCGTCGACGACACGAGGTACTGCTCGCCCAATTCCGATCAAGAATTGAGCTATGACTTCTGTTGCCGCCGCTATAATTTTTGGTAAATTCTGAGCAATACCTTCGAGCAAACCGATTATCAATTTCACGCCCGCCACAACGACTTCGGGAACAAATGAGACTATAAAGTTCAAGAAAGACGTCAACATGACATGAATACAGTTCACGATAGCCGGTATGCTTGCAGTAAGCGCGGCTGTTATAGCCAATATAACCGTAGTTATAGCCATACATATCGTCGTGGCTCCGGAAGCTATGGCTCCTGCAAATGCCACGATGCCCTGACCTATAGCCGCTGCGACCATCGGTATCAACGCGATCAAAGTCATAACGACAGTTTGTATTGCTAATGCCCCGGCCGGACCCATAACGGCCAACTGTGTAAGAGCTGTTGTGAAAGCCAACACGCCAGTTCCAGCCATAAGACACCCTGCCCCAAGTAAGGCAATTGCTCCACCAAGAGCGAGTACCACTGGCGAAACCGGAGCCAATGCATATGCGGCTACGCCAAGAATAAGAAATGCACCTGCCAAAACAGTGAGTCCCATTCCGACTGAACTCCAAGACATTCCATCAAATGCGCCTAATGCGGCAGCCATTGCTCCCAATGCTATCGCTACTAAGGTCATTACGCCAATTGCGATAAGAGCTTTTGTAGCCACGCTTTGTAATCCGCTTAACAGTAATAACGATGCGGACATCGCCAATATCATTATCGAGAGCGAGGCAGCAGAAGCTAAAGCAGAGGCTACTGGTAAACCTTGAAGTAGCAATAAAATGCCGGCCATTGCCCCCATTACGAGAGTCATTACTCCAGCTGATATAAGAGCTTTGGTCGTGGGCCCTTGAATATTTCCAAGTAAGAACAACGAACCCGCTAATGCGGCAATCATAAGAGATAACGAGAACGAAACCGCCAACGCGGATGTAACAGGTAAACCGGACAACAGCCACAATAAGCCTCCAAGCAACCCGATTACGACCGTCATAACAATCAACGGCCCGACCGATTTTGTTGCGCTTTGACTAGCCTTTAGTATCAATGCGAACACACCCATAACCATACCCATCGATAATGCTGCGGACCGTACCGCTTCTTGGTCAAGAAGAGACAGTATTCCAATAGAAGCGGCCATAACACCTATAGCTATTGCCATCATCATTATATTACCTTTAACGTCGTTGGCTCCTTGAGTGGCTTTTATCATACCAGCCATGATTACGCCAAATATGGCTACCGCTCCGACGCCTTTAGCCAACGTCGGTAAATCGATAAGTCCTAACAATACAGATACGCCGGCAAGTATACCTATAGCTATAGAAGCCATCAACAATGTAGATCCAACTTTAGCCAAATCCTTTGCGTTTGCGTTTTTCGAAATGGATTTTATAAGTAAAGCAATTATTATACTTAGCCCGGCTATACCGGCTCCTGCTTTACCCATGTCGCCCCAGGTCATTCCAGCTATGATTTTTGCTGTGATGGCCAAGATAGCGAAGCATCCGGCGATAGCCATAAGTGTCCCGCCGAGCGTGTTAAAGTTTTTAGCATCGGCATTTCTACCGAGACTTTTAATAAGGAGACCTATTATTATACTGAGTCCAGCTATACCTACAGCAGCCTTACCCATGTCGCCCCAAGTCATTCCAGCTATGATTTTCGCAGCTATCGCCAACAACAAGAATGTGCTCGCAAGTTTACCGACCAACGCAGACACGCTATCTAACCTTTTAGGGGGATATTTGCTGGTTAAAAATACTAATCCAGCTACAAGTGTAGTTAACCCTAAAACAAACGCACCGGCTTTACCCATATCACCCCAAGACATAGTCGCGATTAGTTTAGCTGCGAGTGACAACAACAGAATCGATGTAGAAATCTTACGAATGAGATTCGATACTTCTTCGATTTTTTCAACGGGATACATGCTTGCAGTTGTCACTAATAGGCCTACGAATAACATGAAGCTACCCATAAACGTAATAGCTTTGGATATACCGTCGCCGTCAATGGACGATAGTATCTTTGCTGCGCCAGCAAGCAACAACATAGAGGTACCGATCGCCAATACCAAACTCGACAACTTGGCGATTTCTGCAAAGCTTTTAATGGTTTCTTTAATACCACCAATGCCTTTATCAGAACTACCGAATTTGCTACTCAGTATTCCAATACCTTCAATTATGCCGTAAAGAGTACCTATCGCCCCCATGATAATCAGTATCGTTTTGAGAGCGTTATTTAACTTATCCCCATCCACGAAAGTAAGCGCTATAAGCGAACCAACTAAGATTGCAATACCTATAGCAAGTTCCTTCAACGCTTGTGCTTTAACTTTTGCAGAAAAAGATTTCAATACTCCAGAAAACGACTTAATAACACCAGCAACGTTTTCAAATATGTCGCCCAAGCCGTCAAGAGGATTGGTAAACGATTCAAATAATTTTCCTATTTTAACCAGAGCGTATACCAGTCCCCCGCTCACTATTCCAGCATATAGTTTACCGAAGTCAATTTTAGACAGTATGGTTGTAAAACCATTTATGATTGTTGATCCAACATCCGTTATAGCGTTCTTTAACCAAGTCAGGGCATTCTTAAAACCGTTTATGAAGCCTTCTATTAGGTTCTTACCCATCTCTTCTGTTTCGGTAGATGGTGAATGGATACCCAAAATACTTTTGAACCAGTTTAAGATGTTTTTTCCAAATTCTATAATGGTGTCAAATACTGACGACGAACCGCCCTTAAGACCGTTAATCAGACCGTCGATTAAATTTGTGCCTAACTCAACAGCGGATTTAAGTGTGTTTTTTAAACCGGCTATGGCTTTCTGCACCATAGGAAGTTCCATAAAGGCTTTTACGAGCTCTTTTATTTTGGATATAACCCGACCCGCATAGTAAACTAGTTTTTCAAGTCCGTCGGTTTTAATGTATCCGAACGCATTTTTCATAGCGTCCGCAAACTTCTGAAATGTTTCCGAATCACGAACCTGCTTGATAAACTCACGAAGTTTATTTATTGCGACGCCTATGTAATGCGCTAGTTTCTCAATAGCCTTATTTACAAGGTCATTTTCGAACAAGAAATTGCGGAATTTAACGATTAGATCGCCAAGTACGGCAGTGGCGTCGAGTATATTTACATCAAATTGTCCCAGCAATTTCGATATTACTTTAAATGCAAGTTTGAATGGACCGCCAATAACAGTCAATATTATATCTATGGCCGCAAACAATCCTCTGAAAGTTCGTGTTAAATCGTTAAGCGTATCTTCAGATGGTCTCAGAAGTGTTGAAAACTTGTGAAAACCGGCAATGATGTCAAATAGCTGATCCGCCTTCATCGGAGGAAATACGTCGCGATATGCTTTGCCTATTGCTTTAAACACGTCGACTATGCTTAAACCGATGTTTTTAAACGAATTCCACAGCAACCAACGACCATCGATCTGGTCCATATTTTTAATGAACTCGTCTAATGGTATGCCTAATTTTTCAGCAGTCTCGCGAAGCTCTCTAAAAGCCGCTATTTGTTCTTTGGTAAAACCAATGGCCGCTAATTCGGCGTCGGACATCGCTGCAAACTCAGCTATTAGCTTTTTATCAGCGTCGGTAAGGTCTGCGGTAGCTTTAGCATCTTCTTTTTTAGCGTCGGTTACCTTGGGTTGTGTTTTTAACAACTTATCCTGAGCCGCTATTTGCTCGTCTGTGTATCGGAAACTATTTCCTAACGTCTCATTAACTTTGTTCTGGATTCTATAGTAATTATATCCGGCTTTTGTTAACGATTCGATTCGCTCTTGTCCGTTACCGAAATTGCCTCGAATTACCTTATTAATGATCTCACTTAAACCATCGAGCGATCCGGTAACGTCTCCTATCACGTCAGAGGCTTTGCCTGCCGCATCCGATACTTTACCCATGGTCTCGCCTATTTTTCTGGCAGGGCCTAACACTTTGTCAATCGTTTTTGAAAGGTGGGAGAATGTTTTACCCAAAGCGCCCTTCAGCAATTCGTTTCGAGCATCTGAGAATTTACCGATAACGCCGGTCAAGAAATCTGCAAGTGGCGTAAGTAAAGCTTTTGCCTGTTCGAAGTCGCCAACTATTAGTTTCCATGTTTGAGCCCAACCGGACTGGGCAGACTCTTTCATTACGTCCCACAACTGGGAGAACGTTTTAACTTTTGTGGCAGCATCTTCCGCTGTCTTGGCGAACTGAAGAGCCGTCTTAATTTCATCTTTATTCTTACCACTTTTCTCAGCCAATGCTTGCGCTGCTTTCTCGATAGCATCTGCTTCACCGTATCGAGCTTCGGCTTCGTCTAGGGCAGCCTGAACCGCCTCTTTCGACAAACCTGTGTACTCGGCAACATACTCATTAGCGCCGGAAGTAGTAAACTTTTTAAGTGTTTCCGTCAGGACTTCAGAGGTTAACCATCCCTCTTTCAACGACTCTCTAAACGAACCCTTCGCTTTGATAGCTGCTTCAGCGCCGGTTCCGAGTAATTCAGAAGTTTCACGCAAAGCATTCTGGAACATTTCACCGCCCATGCCCGCATTAACGACCGAGTTCCAGTCCATAAGCTGAACTTTACCAGCAGCCAAAGCCTGAGAAAGCTGATACATTGCGGTGGATGCCTGTTGCGAGTTTGAACCGGATACAGCAGCCAAATTAGCAATACCCTGAATCGCATTAACCGAGGTGTCGAGGTCTACACCGGCCGCAGTAAACGTACCTATATTACGAGTCATCTCCGTAAAGTTATAGATAGTCTTGTCTGCGTATGTATTTAATTCGTCCAAGGCGGAGTTTACGTCTTCGAGCGTGCTTCCCTTACTGGACGTATTAGCGAGAATCGTCTGAACGGCATTCATCTGAGTCTCATACTCTTGGAAACCAGTCTTGATCGGGTCGATAGTAAGAGCAGATATCATTCTCTTACCCGCATTGACCGCAGAATTCGTTATATTAGCGAGGGCGGTTACTCCCATGACCTGAAGAGCCGAGAATTTCATTGACACGGCGTCGACAGTCTTGCCAAGACCGCTCATATCTACGCCCTTAGTGGCTTTGTTAATATCTTCAAGACCTCTGGTAGCACCATCGAGACGTAGCTTTTGTTTAAATTTTTCAAGCGCGGACATGGTTTCAGCAATATTCTGTTGAAAGTTTCGGTTGTCAAACCGCATTTCCACGACTTGCTGCTCTATAGTTGTACTCATGGTCTAGTAACCTCCTCCCACGCATGTTTTGCTATTTCATCGAAAAGAGGCTGGATAGCAGGATTGATATAATCTCGACCCTCTACCCAACCTCCGTTACGAGTTCCATGTCCATACTGTAGAATTACAGCAATCGGAACTCCATTTTGAATGTTTGAATTGCAAAAAGAAAGGGTTACAGACGTGTCAGTTCGAGTAATCTTGTAATACCACGAACTTGCCGTAACCCCACTATCTACCGATGTTGCAGATGCAAGAGCCGCCACTCCTCGCTGTCCGTACTTCTCAAGATTATTGAGGAAGCGAGTGGCTTTAAGCTTCTTCAAATAATTAGTTGTCTTGGAAAAGTCGCCCTTACATCTAAAACTTATCATCGTTATACTCCTTTACAGAAGTTCGTTAACTTTCTTCTGAACAGCGATCGGATCATAGCCAGCCTTCTTCAAAGCGCTAGATCTCTTCGGATCATTACCCCACTTGCCCTGAATTACTTCCTGCGCAAGAACTTTAATAGACTTTTTAGGCGGGTTGGTAAGAAGATCGTTAACTTTTTCACAAACCTTCGCATAGTCATACCCGGCTTTAGTGAGAGCTGTCTTACGAAGAGCGCCGTTGCCCCATACTCCACGAATTACCTCACGAGCAATCGTGTCGAGGGACTTCTTAGCTGCTACATTGACGACTTCGGCAGCTTCGTACTTCGGACGAGCGAAACCACGAACGTAACCCCAGCCTACGTTAATTGTTCTACGACCTACTGCATCTTTGTAATTACCCTCGATGCAAACAATTGTATTGCCGTAAACCTGTTCAACAATGCCGATGTGATCGCTGTTACCGTCATTCGGCTGGGTACTGTCATTCCAATTGAAGAGAATGATATCTCCGACCTGGGGTTTTACCTTACCGTCTTCGATCCAGATGCCCTTCTTCTTAAATATAGCAATGTGCTTTTCGCAGCTTACTTCTGTTCCGATAAGATCGGTCATGCCTGCTTCGATAGCGCATGCAGAAATAAACCCATCACACCACGAATCGGTATACTTAAGTTTGTATTTGCGAGCGAGGGGCTTGTGGGAATTATAGATGTCGACAATTTTCTTGTGCTTGCCGTTAGATTCGCTGTAGCCGATCCAAGAACGAGCTACTTTCAGAATATCGTTTACTGTTTTACTCATTTGGACGCATCCTCCTTATTATTTGTTTTAAACTGACTGATTGTTTGCACGACTTTGTCATAGCCAAGCATCGCACACAGCCAGCTCATGAAAGTGTTCATCACAAGATAGATAATATTTTGACTTGAAAAGTCTAAACCATTCAGAGCAATGTAACTCACACCAACCGCAGCTGATATGAGCACCGCGACAAAACCGGCTAACGTATTAGCCTTATACGACACACCTTGCTCTGTAAAAATCTTCTTAAACGCCTCGGTTGTGAGGCTGGTGAGAGTTGATGTTATGAATAAACCCACGAGAAAAACATCGAGATTTATCATCCTACATCCATCCTTTCTTCGGTTTCTATTTCCTCATATTCGCCTTCGGGATGGACTGCTGGAAAGTCTTCATGAGCACGTTCGCCTCTGTGGTTACTAATAGCGTGCTGAATGGAATTCTTAACCATCCAAATTGCTCCGCCGCACGACAGAGGAATTGCCACATTGCTTCCTATAGACGCCCACATAGAAGTATCATAGCAATTCATTCCGGTCTGATTGCTGAGGATTATAGAACTGATTGTAACCGTCGTTGCTATGACAGACTGATACACGCAATCAAATATCCACAGCGAGACCATCGCTACGATGAATAAATCGGAAAAGTAATTAATTGGGGATCGTTTAAGCTTAGCTAGCCATTTGCCTTCTTTTTTCATATAGGTCACCCCCGACTGTTGTGTTTCTTTCTTCGAGCGGCGTTAAGAGCTCGCTGTTGAGCGAACTGTTCTTTTCTGCTCATTTTCTTAGACGGGGCATTCTTCGCAGAGCATACCCGAATAAGCATAATAAGTTTGTTAAGGTGCCATTTATCGCATTCAAAAGGAATATTTGACGCTATCATCCAGTAATATATAACTTCCGCGGTTACGATCTCACCACTGTTTTTCTTTGTGGATTTATCTTCTTTAACAGTCGTAGCGGTCATAGGTGCGGCTATATAATTCGTAACCTGGTTGATATGGTCTTGCGTAATGTGCGACCATACGACAGGGTCCACATCGGGAGTTAGCGTCATACATTTTATATAATCTTTTGTCTCTTCAACAGTTAATTCCTTTGCTGCGAGAAATGATTTACACCATTTTGATTCCCATTTGGAAATAGACGAAAGAGAATGTTCGAGGTCCAGCGTTACAGACTGAGCCTCGATAAACATCTCATTAGCTTCGTCCCATCCTTCGGGAGCGATTGGTATTATAAGTTGGAGCATGTCTCATGCCTCCAATAGTTTTCGATTTTAGTTGTTGGCAGCAGGAATAGCGTTCGGGATTTTGCCCTGTGCAACTTCCGGATGATTCTTTAGGTATTCCTGAGCCTTATCCGCGAGGTCTTTCGGCATGATTCCGTTTACAAACTCCGCACCTTTCTTATCGTCGGTGGCGAGTTCCATAAAGATAATAGAATATGCCGGATGATACTCAAATTCTCTGGAATACGGAACGCCATTCTCGTCCGTCTTAAGGAAGAGTCGACCATCTGCGCTTCTCTTACCATAGGCCTTAAGAACAACACTCTTAAAGAATTTGATGACTTCATGCTGCTTTTTAGCGGCAACGACAGCCTGGAGCTGTTCCACGAGTCCGCCTTCTGTACCCATCTCCATTTCAAAGATCTCAGCCTTCGTGAGGTTGAAATAGAAGTCCTCAGTACGTTCTACACTGTTGTAGTCTTCATAAGTGATGCTTTTCTTTAACATTGTAATTTTCTCCTTTCAAAATCTCACAACGTGAGTTTTCTGACTATGTCAGTAAATTGGATGGAGGTCGCCAGCTTACCTGAATACGACCTCCGTATAAAAAGAGTGGGGCCTAATTAATAAACATTATTGCTCTAACGGGTCCCCCATGTCGAGATTCACTTCGGCGAAGAGTGCAATAATTTCATCCGGGGTCGGAAGAGTCGGTTCGGAATCCTCGGAACCATAAAGCTTTGCTTCGAGAGCTGCAAGCGCTGAATCGCTGACCTTTGTAGAGTCGATTGTCATGGAAGCAGTGGGCTTGTAGCCTGTAACAGCAACCGGAGTTGTTGTGAGCTCCCAGCTGAATGTGATTGCTTCCGGACTGTCATTCACTGTAGCGTAAGCTTTCTCTGACGGAGCCGCGAGAGCATTCCATACGATGTGAATCTTATAACCGTGATCGTTCTGATCAACATCATTACCGATAAGGGTACGGCATGTGAAGCCGAATGCCTTACGCTTCTGCTGACCGATGTAAACACCCGGCGCAACTTCCGCAGTACCATCACACTCGCCGAAGGATTCCGGATACATATATGCTTCGATAGATGCGCCGAATTCCTCAGCAGAGATGAGGTTGCAGTATTTGATATTGTCTGCATAAATCGGATTGGATTCTGCACCAGACGGAGATTCGTTGTAAGCGGTAAGACCGTTCCATGCCTCGCCATCCTCGTATGTGCCATCGGCAGCCATTCTGTAGAATACGCCGCGGTCCACACCAGTTTCGTACAGCTTTTCGCCAGTTTTATCCCATATAACTCTAGGCATAGTTTAATTCCTCCTTAAATATTAGATATAGATTGTGAACACCCAATGATACAACCCGTCGGCAGTGTAGAATCTGTTAAACTTACACATTGGTAATTTAATCAGCTTTTCTACGAACTCACTTTCGATGTTTGGATCAATGAGTATTAGTTCATACGCGGTATCGTGTTTGTAGACACCGTTGTTTGCATGCGTGCTTTCGATGTTCGAGAGTGAATACCGAATACACGGATACTTCATTTTTGATGAAGAAGGGGGTTGAAAATACGCATATCTGCTTCCGAGAATCCCGCAAAGGGTCTCATGCAATTCAAGCCTGCTCGCCATCGTATTTACCCCCTAACGTCAATATCAGTCGTGGGTGCAACGGTTCGACTGTAGCCACTTCCCAGTTTGCACCCATAAACTCGATATACTTCATCGTATGGAAGTGATTACGGGCGTACTCGTCGGCTACGATGCTGATCTTAGCAGACACAGTCACCGTCCCGTTGGGTGAATCTGATATTTGTAAGTTCCGGTTGTTACTGATTACGTCACCGTAGTAGCTATGTGCTACAACACCAGCCCAAACGCCGGGACGGACTTCCTCGTTAGTCTCGAAGCCGATTTTTCCATGCCATTTATTCATCGTTAATCACTCCATTTTGAATTGTAAGCGCTTACATTTTAGCCCGCAGCTTCAACAACGTCCTCTTCGAGAGCAATAGCAGCACACGGCTTAATGAGAGCACCGGAGAGGCGAGTCTCCATGAGATACTCATAAGTGTTGGTATTGATGTTGAAGTCGTCGAACTTTGTTACTTCGCCGCCCTTTGTAGAACCGAACTGGTAGTCAGAAAGGTTTACAACAAGAGCGAGAAGCTTCTTGGTTTTGCCGTCCGTAGTTGTTCTCGTTACACCCTCAAGCTGCTCAATTTCGTGGATTGCTCCAACATTGAGTGTCTGTGCGAGCTGAGCCTTTGAGTCGTAAATGCGACGGCCGTTGAGATCACGAGCGAGAAGCATCGTGTTAACAAAGCCCGGAGCGCAGTAAAGATCCGGCTGACCAGAACCCTTGAACTTCTCACGAGCGCGAAGATTTGCTTTGATGATTGCTTCAGTTTTGATGAACTCTTCACCGAAGTATGCTCCGGTGTTTGTTCCCTGAAGTTCTGTCTTAGCAGCATCGAAGTCGATTGACTTATGCATTGTATAGAGCTCGTCATCGTTGTAGATAGAGTGGATGTGATTCTCGTGAATCTTATCCGGATCTGCATCGTCTCTGCCGTCACCGACAAGAGCAGCAAGAGCAAGAGTCTCATACATTGCTCTCTTCATGAGACCCCAGATATACATGACGTAATCAAACTCTGTAATGTCGATAATGTCATCGCGATGCGCCTGGTCGCGGACGTAAACAGTCTGCGGATCGAAAGATCTCTTAAGAAGTGAAATGTTGTTCATAAGAGTCTTCTGGTCACCCTTCTTCTGGTAACCCTTAGCTTTGAGCTCAGCAACACGAGCATCTGCCTGGCGTGTGCGGATACGGCTATACGGGCTCTTGTGAATTTTGTTGATTACAGCCATAACCCAGCTCTGGTCCGGTCCAAGAATTTCCGGTGCTCCCGGAGTAAGATTCTTATAATCCGGATAAAGCTCAGTAAGAGCCTCGGTCTCAAAGCCGTGTGCGAGAGTATCGCTGTCGAAGTTGCTCTCTTCTGTGTAGATACGGATAGCATCTTTAAGAGTTGCTACACCGCCTCTGTGCATGAGATCAACGATAGCCTGACCGTCTGCATGAGAGAAAGCTGTTCCTTCCTGGATTTCGTTCTGATCAAATACGTTGTGTTTCATGTCGTCGTCATCTCCTTCGTCATTTACCGGATTCTTCGCAATGTGTTCGACATTCTCAAGAGCCTTACTAAGAACATACGCCATCACATCCTGCTGTTCTTCGTTCATGGTATCGAGAACGTCCTGGATTGTCTTCTCATTTTTTTCTGTCGACACGGGTTTTTCCTCCTTTTTCTCTGTTTTGGGCTCATCATCTGCATGGTTGAGCTCGAGCTCTTCGCCGGTGTAGATGACAGCCTCTTCATCTGATGCCTCACCATGCACGATCACGGATTCAATCGATGCTCCCGGATTGGCTGCGGCAAGTACCAGACTGACTTCTCTGATAGAGCCGTGGATCACGTTAGGACCCTGCTGTTTGAGTTTGTTTGCATAGATGGAAAACGATGAAATGTCCCCATGCTGGACAAGCAATTTTGCCTGTTTGCCGGACTCAGTATCGTTGAACGTAACATACGTATAAACGCCTTCCTCACGGTTCTCAAGCATTGCGTGCCCAAGGACATTATTCGGATCGTTATGCTGATGATTCCATACGACCGGTACTTTCTCGCCATCGTTATGCTGGAAAGCATTCTTGCGAATTATACGTCCGTCGGAGCACAGTATATCGTTCTTCGTTGCCCATCCTGCGCAATCGTAACTACGCATTTTGAATTTCTCCTTCCTCTGTGGATTCTTCACCCTCAACGTTTGCTTGAGGTTTTACTTGGTCTGCCGGTTGACTTATATTACTATTGACAAGCTGGTCCGCTTTCGGATCGTCAGCGGGTTTCATACCGATTTCCTGTCTGACTTCGTTGGAAGTCATGATCTCATTGCGAGTCATCTTATCAGCTATCTCAGCCATATCGCCGACAGGTACGAGTTTAAACGGATCTCTGAAGTATAAGATCTTCTGACCCTGCGTTCGAGCTGTTTTGGACAAGAACTTTCGAGTAAACTCGTCTGCAATAGCCGCAACGATAGGTTCTACAGTTCGACTGTGATAGTTGAGCATCGTTTTATCGTCAGCCGTGCCATCGAGAATCGTTTGAGTCAAGCCTGTCTGACTATAAAGTTGAGTAGTCAGATACTCAATCTGCTTAAGCAGGTTATTCTCGAGTGGTCGATTAAGCTGAGTGATCTTTTCAGTCGCATCTATATAACCGATACCAAGCTCTGAATTCTTGATCTGATCCCATAGATCTTTTCTGCGCCTCTCCGCTTTCTCCCGCTGGAATTCGTTCTTGACCGGATACGGCGTCTGCATAATTAGTTCGAGCTTACCCGAGCCAGCTACTTCGTCGATTGAGTCGAGAAGAGCGAGCTTGCGAACAAGTCGCTTCATGGTTGAGTTAGGCTCATTGATGATCGCAAATAACGGATTTTCAATGATAGCTACCGTCTTCTTAGAAACGATAATGTCCTTCTTCTGTCCGTCACGATCGTCATAGAGATTGACTTTTACGTGTTGTGGATACCACTGGGTAATCTTTGCTGTTCTCATAGCACCTATATCGTATGACGCGGTGACGTTTGGATTCAAGGTAGTCTTAGTCGGAACAACTGCAACAACACCCTCATCAAACATCGACATAACTATATCTTGAAAGAGTGCTCGATGTGTTTGGTCGATATTTGCTTCGACTGTTAGACAGTTATTAAGATGACTGTTAACTTGTTCTACAAATCTACCATTCTTGTCTGTCTTACAATGCTGAATTTCAATTCCAGCCACGTCCATGGCAATGCGATTGTAGAGAGAAGCGGTTATGGTTCGCTCATTACCTCTTGTAAATCGAACTCGATCCGGTCGATAGTAATATGAAGCTCCTAAATCTTGACCATACATTGTCGGATCTCGATTGTTGGTGAGTACATGCCAGGCGTGTTTAAGCCTGGAGCCAACTGTGTTTTCCATTTTGAAGTTTCAACTCCTTACAAAAGTCCTACGCTGTTTCTTTTAAAAAATCATTAATAAACGAATAACCCTTATTAAGATCTTCTTTAGATATTTCGGACACTTTCTTTCTCGTTGCTTCAATGTATATATTGTTTTTTGCTATCTTCAGTCGTGCTTTAGCCGCTTTCTTGGCGAACACGTTACTTTTGGTTAACTGCGATATAGCTTTTGCACCATAACCTTTTGTTTTGGTTATTTCGTCACCTTTTAAATGCAAATTAGCGGCTTTATACGTCTGTCGCGCGGCACGTTTCTCATATGATAGTTGTTTGTCGATAGAAGTAGCGTCTTTTGCTTTACGGGTAAAATTTGCTGCTTTTTTCTCGGCTTTGGCTGCTTTAACCCCGAGATTTGTTACTCGATCCAGATCTTTTGTTCTGTGAGTTTTTTCTGCTTTGGTAGCCATTTTAGCCTGTTTAACATCATACTTCAGTGCTTTATTTATCAATTTCTCATTCTTGGCCGATTTGCGAGTGGCCCTATGTACGCCCCACTTCATACCAAGAACTCCGTAGTGCTGGAGCTCATCGGGACGTAAATTTTCAGGCATAATATGTCACCTCTCTTAATCAAATGCATCTCTGTTTAACTTCCAGGCGATGTAAGCATCCATCATAGCTGCAACAGCATCAATCTTATGCTCACGTCGTCTCTTATAAAGTTTGCGGTTACCGTTTGTGTCTTCGAGAGTGATACAGTTACCCATAGCGAAAGACATAAGTAGCTCGTCGAAGTTAAGTAAACCTTCTTCCGAAAGCGTTTTCAGTTCTCCCAACGGGACAGACTCTGTCTTAGCTCCCTGTATAACTTTCTCTACACCAAACGGTCCATTCTCTTGTACCCAGCGCTCTACAAAGTCCTTTGCGTTATACGGGTCATACCCAAAGCATCGAACGTCGTACTCGCTGTTAACAATGTGGTTGTCCAGATCTTCATAGACCTGCATCATGTCGAGAATTGCACCCGGCATGATTATGAGGCTACCCTCATTAATAAATTCCTCATACTTTGTTCGCATAGCTAGAGGTAACTTCTTAAGAGTGAGCTCGGTAATATAATTACGAGTCTTAATTCCAAAAGCTCCTCGTGACAACGGGAACAAGAACGTAAATGCACAGAAGTCATCACCTTGCGACAAGTCCGCGCCGAGAGCACAAGGCATCTGCCAGTATTCTCTCTTTCTATGAGGTAAGGTTTCTTCGTATGTAAAGAAGTATGTATAGCCTTCCATTGGAATGCCGAAGCGCTTAGCCAGAATATCGTTTCTGGTAGCAGGAGCTTTCTCAGCTCTTTCAACATCGTTATGGTAGGTTTCGTACGTAACGGTCTTGCCAAGATTCGGATTAGCTTTAATCCAAAGCTCCGGATACTTTACTTCGTCAACGGAGTCAAGCTTGTACCACCAGATTGAGGTGTTATCAGCCTGGTATTCTCCTTTGAGAATGTCCATTAACTCCATTTTGATTGTATCGCCGGGTCCGTTACGGACTGTACCTTCCGAACTGATTGCCACAATCAAGTAGTCATTATTCTCAGCCGATCCCTGCTCTTTAGCTGCGCCCTGTTCAATAGCACCGACGACATCTTCTCGAGTATCGCCGGAGAGCCATTCGTCAACGGTCGCGCACTTGACTTTCAGACCTTGAAGTTTGTCGATTGACATAGGTCTGATCTGGAGTAAGGAGCCAGTCAGAAAGTTTTCAATTCCTTTCTTTGTAGCTGCCAGCTTACAACGATTCGCTCTGGAACCGGTTGTGTTTTGCAGGGAGCCATCGGTGAGGAACTGGAACAACGGACCTCTTGAACGAGTAATGGCGGTCTTAATCGGAGACAATACCTCTTCCGCTTGCAGCATTGTTGGGGCTGTAGTTACCTGGTAGGTAGTTGCCCCGTCAATGTTAAGGATGAAGCTCTGTAAGCAGGAGGCATACATTGACTTAGCTGCGCCACGAGCTACTATAAGATACTGCTTGTTGATAAGCCTTTTCTTAAGTCGCTTGTTGACATACCGTCCGCCCCTACCATTCGGATTGGGCTCATACACACTTCGCTCTACATAGTAATACCAACCAAATATTTGCTCTGCCCAAAGTTTGAACGAGTCTAACAAGTGAAGATCGTCACCGTTTGTTAGAGTCATTTCATTCTCGCAATAACGAACAAAACCCTCGACAGCCTGGTCGTCATACCAGTATCTAGGGTTTTCGATTAGAGCATCTATTCGGTTCATTTCCAACTCGATCGTTTCACAGACCGGGATTTCACCGCGCATTACGGCGTCTCTGAATGCACCGTAATACTTTGGGGTAGCGGTGTTCGATAACGCCATATGTCATTCTCCTATCATTTGGAATCAAGATCCTCAACCATTTTCCTAAGGGCTTTCTCTGACCCAGCACGAGCAAGAATCTTTTTAAGTTCGTCGTCGCTGAGGCTACTTACTTTGCTAAGTGCCTCTTTAAGATTTGGTGTATAGTTCTTGGTAGATTTATCGCCAAAGAGAGCCTTCTTGATTTGCTTCATGACTGGGGTATTAGTAAACTCGTAAACCTCATTTACTTTTCTACCAAACTTTAGAGCCTTATCTATGCGATCGTAGCCGCTTTTCTTCTGTTTAGCTGCTATTTCGCTCAGCCTTTGCTCGGTGTTAATTCGGTTCAAACGGTCATTAAGCTCTTGCGTGGTAAGGAGGTCTCGATTCTTATAAAGCTCTTTGGCATCTGTGCTTTTGAGAAGTTTTGCTCTTTTGGTTTCGACTGTTTCATCCGGGGAATCGTCTCCATTTTCGGAATATCGCTTCCTACCTTTTGCGGTTAGCGATCCATCCTTGTTTTGATAGCGCCTTACGCCCCACTTCATTCCTTTTATACCCCAGTGGGTTAATTCATTACTAACCATTTTGAATTATCACCTCCTATGTGGTGTGGTGATGGTTAAACTATTTCTGATTCGGGTTCTGTTTCTTCTCCCATAACCTCTGCGGGAGGATTCGGATTTGTGAAAATCTGGTCTGCGGGCACTTCGCTCTGCGGTCTTGCAAAGAACTCTCTGCTTCCGTAAGCTGTGTAACCGTCAATTACTTTTGTGTTCTCGAAGTCGTAGGATGCGGGAACCACACACGCCGCGGGATATGGCAGATAACCCAAAAGAATTTCACCAGTCGGCATCATTGTCGTTTCATCCATAACTTCAATATTGCGGTTTTTATCGTGTAAGACATAACCTTCGTTCGCTCTTACACGAAATCCACCACTGGACAATTGGGTAATGGTAGCATTAAGAATTTCGGGCATAATATTACTCCTTTCGTTTTTATGCAGTCCAACCTATTGAGTCAATGTAAACATCCCAGATCATTCCATTGAAAATTGCTCCTGCTTCATCGAGCAAGGTGCACGTCGTACTCGAAAACGTTACTGTATTTGTTCCGGCTTTATCCGTTCCTGAATAGTCTTTCAATGCGTTTATAACGCTCTTCGCGCTTTCGAGAGTGAGGGGTGAATATTGGAAATTTACCTTTTTACCAATTGTGCCGCCGATTACAATGTGCTTCAAATTTGCACATTGTTCAAATGCAGTCGAAAAGTCCTGTGTTTCTGATACGACAAACTTTTCGATGTCCTCTACCTGTGAACCATAGAAAAACTGTGAAAAGGAAGTCGTGGTATTATTCGATAAATCAATTACGCCAACTCGTGAAATTCTTGAACGATAGAAACTACGATAGAAAGATGCAGTTCCTTGTGAGAAGTCAAGCTTTATTCCTCGCGCTTCAAAAACCTCTTTCAAATCCACTTTAGGAAAACGATTATCGAAGTTAAACCAGTAAAATAGGTAGTCAGCACCATTCGGAATTACGTCATATTTCGGCTTGAAATTTTCTTTTCTCCACCCTTTGCCGCCAAATGCTTGATGATAGTCTACTCTTGTGCCATTCCATTGGTAAGCATCCCAAAACCTGTCATACTCCGTCTGCATTCCGTAGGACTTGTTATACGTCGCCTCGATATTCACGCCCTCGGTATCACTGAATATATTCATATACGGCGATACACTTGTTATACCCTCGACTGTGCCGTCTGTTGTTGGTGTGAAGGTTTGTCCGTTGTAGGGTTCGTGTGGTGTGACGGTTTCGCCAATCTCAACTTGCGCGTACTCAAAAGCAACCGTATCAGCCGCACCGCTCGTGTTATAAAACGACATTCGAAGTTCGTCGCAATTTTCGGGTGTAGTAAAACGGTTTTTCGACAATCCGCTTCCTGTGACAGATTTTATTCCTGTGCCTTTGCCAAAAAACCACACTCTGTATACTGAAAGGTTTGACGATATTGTATACGTTGTTAACGGTGATACTGCAAAAGGTTTTACTCGTACATAAGATGCGTTCGCTCCTGTCGGTGTACCTGAACTATCCCAATAATACCCAGACTCAACTTCTTCAGGACATAAATTCTTCCCACATCTCGTCACCTTAACCTCTTCTGGCTTGTCAACGCCTGTTACCTTACACGCAACGCTATGCGGTATTTCGCTTACATCGTCTACCGATATGTAGCTTCCCGATACGGTTTTGGAGATGAGTTTGCTTTCGTCTACCATTGAGGATTGACCTGCTTTGTACACCTTCGGCACGTTTGCCGCTATTGCTTCGTTATTCGCCGCCATTGCCGCGTACTTTTCCGCTTTCGTCATTACGCATCACCGCCTATCAGTGCGTTCTGCATTGCAAGAATGCTCTCTTGACTTGCTATAACGCTGTCCAGTGCTGTGTCCATATCGCCTATTTGTTCGTCCACGTAATCGGTAGTCGCGTTCTTTGTTTCCCAAGCCGTAAATGATATCTTACCGACAACATTAAACGTAACGAGTCTTGTATAGACCTGTCCACTATCGTGACTAATACCGATTTGATATATCGGAGCTCGATTTAAAGTTACTTCGTTAGAAGTTATGCTAACAACAACGCCGACACTAAAAGGTGCGCCGGTATATATCGAACTATCTGTTAGGTGAGCCGCCTGATAGAGTGCGAGCTTAGGAAACTTTTTATCGATCTCGTCATAACTTAGTGTTGCTATATCGCTTTCTATCGGTGTGAGCTGAGCGGAGTTACCTTCTTTAATTTCTTCAGCAAGTCTCTCTGTATAATAGTCGAGCAATTCTCTATTCATTAAAAATCACCGCCTATTCGTCAAAGTGTTTGTTAACTATTTCATCGATGGCATTCTTGGTTATCGACGTGTCGTAGGAAGTGCTCGTAGCGAGCTCAGCATTTACGAACAAACGCCATTCGAGCTCTTCAATCATCCGGTTAGTCGCTTCAACTGCGCTACGGTTGACTGGCGGATCAAAGAGCAACCTGACCTTCAAATATACATAAGTTCTAACCGCTTCATATTCGGTGTCGTCTCCAAGAAAGTCGCTCCACACCGCTGTTTTATCAGATATGGAAAAGCATTTATCCGGACCGACGCCGAGCTGATTCAAGATCATGAATACGGTATTGATATGTATGATAATGTCGACATCAAACTGGGGATAGTCTTCGGTTATACCGAGGAGTTTTTTAACTGAAGTTAATATGCTTTCGTTCATGTTAATCGCTCCTTACTTATCGATCGAAATAAACTCACTTAAGCAATATCCGCTAAGTCCAGCTTCTGTGGTGATAGAATACCATTCTCTAGCGGAGTCAAGATTGTCGATTACGACTTTAGTTCCAGCCGGAACCACACATATCTTGTCTGATGTTATGTCTGCTTCCTCACGAACGTTGAGCGCTTTGCACTTTACGACTATGCCGTAAATAACCTCGGGTGCTTTTGGCGTTTCGGCTGAAAACGCAGCCGAGGGATCGGTTAAGGGAGTAAACAGTGTTTCGGGCTCCTGGGGCGGAGTGATTTCGTTCGGTGGCGATGTCTTAATGCTCCAGTTGTTAAATTGCTTTGAATAAGTGTTATAAGGTTTTGACATGATTATTCCTCCTTTCGTATTTATCGCCATGGACATGTGTCATTTGCACTACGTTCGATCGGTCCGGTCATTAACAGACTCGCATCGCCGTAGTGAATAGCATTATGTGTATTATGGGAAACTGAGATTAGATATTCTGGATCAAGAAGATACTCGGTTTCAAGCTGAATATCTCGAATAGTTAAGGGATTCATGTGGTGGACATATATTTTGCCCTGAATCTCCCAACCGGGCATACCTAAGTCGCATCCGTTATCTCGTACGATTATCCGATCGCGAATGCGCTTCCATCTTTGAGATCGATAAAGAACTTGATTCAAATATCGATCAAAGCCGAAAGTCTCTTCTCCCACAATCCCGCTTAGTTTTAAATAATGATACCGCTCTTCAAAAGTTTGCAGTTGGCATAACTCTGAATATGTCTTAATACTCGTCGTCGAAGTCGATGTCCTCATCGTCCATATCTCCATTTCCGCTGTAACTTCTGAATGCTCTCAACGCCTTCTCGAGAAGCTCTTCCTGTCTCTGGTTGGACTGGATTGCCTCAGTCTTGGCTCTGAGAAGTTTGTTCTCCTCGAGTAATTTATCTCTTTCGAGAACTGCCTTTGACGAACCCAACTTTAGAAAGTGGGTAGTCTCTTGAGACGAAGCTGTACCATCAAGCAATCGCTGTCTGACCAGGTCCATGGCTAAGGATATCATTTGACTCTCCTGAGCTTCTGGCGTTATAGGCGTTCTCATCTTTTTAGGCTCCGATGAGGTTTTGCCTTTAACTTTTGCCATAGATACGGTCTCCTCTCTTGTAGAATATGAATGGTTTAATATGTATCTTGATCTGTTTATAAATACTTGTCTGATAGTTTGATGGAGGTTTTAAAGAAACCTGTAAGGTCAATGACGTTCCTTTTACCGAAAGGAGAAAACATGAAAAAGTCAACACCGTATCATTTTTGGAGGCAATACTATGTTGTCACTGACCCTACAAGCCTCGTTAAAGCCTCCATCAAAAATCTCGCGCATCTATTTTACAAGATACCTTTCAGACACCCAGCCGACTGAGATTCTACACCAGCCGTTCTTGGTCTCCAAAACTTTTACAGAGTCGCCATTGTAAAGTCGACCTATAACTGCGCCCAACAAACTCGGCGTTGCTCGAACTCGAAGATTCGTTTTCACTTTGACAGTGCGAATGTCCTCATTTTCATCTTTCCTAAGCCACACTGCAATAAATCCGCGAACAGGTCTTGCAGAAAAGAAGTTTCCATTCGGAGCGTAATACTGGGTGCTACCTCCACCATCAAGATTAATAGCATCTGTAGCCCCCGCTGCCTTCATATGATTTCTTAAAGTTGCAAGCGTAACATCATCGCCACCATCAGGAATGAGGGCAATTATAAAGTTACCGTTACCCACACCAATGGCAGTTCTACCTCTTGCTCCGTCGAGACCAGCTGGTTCGGACTTGTTGAGTTTACCACCCTTTATCAACACGGGATATGCACCAACATAATCCTTAGCTCCAACATTATTCTTATAACAGAATACTGCTGAGTTGTGGTTAGGAAATGCGATACCGTAGTTTTCAGAAAGTTTATCGACTATTCCGCCTCGTACAACATCACTTACTGCTTTGCGAGACTTGAAGTCGAAAAGTTCGGCGTTAAACAAGAAATCGGGTGCTCTGTTACGATGTTTTGTGATTCTGGGATATGCTTGTTTGACTGTTTCGCAACTTCCATTACCTATGAAATATCCAACGTACTCAATGTCGCCCATCGGAATAGAATATATAGAGCCGCCTCGACATTTTACCCGCTTCATAACTAGACACCTCCTTTGCTTTTCTCAAAATTTCCCCCGGAGAATTTTTGCAG